AAAATCAATAATTACTTTAAATCTCTTGATTTAGATGCTTGTTGTTATAAAACTTATAGCAATAAAATAAATTGGAAATCTCGATATATTGACATAGAAGATTCCAGATTAAAAAATCTTGATAAGAATAAGAGAGATTATATTAATACTTTAGTTAAACAATATTCTTCTGAAGAATTAGTTTTTGCGATGCATCCAGAATGTTATATTTTCCCAGAGTTATGGCTACAAGATAATAGTTATCAGAAAATTGACTTATCGGATGAGTTTATTGGAAATTTTTTTAAGACGAAGACGTATGGAGATTATTTTGCTAATGAATTTCATCTCATATTTTATTGTGATTGGAGTAAGGGAACAATGTGGAGCAATGTAAATAATTTTTTTAATGGGAATACTGGAGATGAAATTGATTTATTGGTTTTTATGAGGGAACAATTTAGACGACATAAGACACAAAATATATGATTAAAATTTTAGTCATATTTTTTTATTTTATCAATAAAAATATAAATTGATTTTTATTAGCAAATTATCTAAACTATATAATCATGAGTTCAATTGCTAATCATGATACTGTTATGAAATCTATCTTTAATTATATGAAAGAAACAAATATTCCTAATATTAATAAACGATCAAATGATGTTTTTAAAAATAGTGTAGTTGATAAATATTGGTTTAATAAAATCAATAATTACTTTAAATCTCTTGATTTAGATGCTTGTTGTTATAAAACTTATAGCAATAAAATAAATTGGAAATCTCGATATATTGACATAGAATATTCCGGATTAAAAAATCTTGATGAGTATCAGAGAGGTTATATTAATACTTTAGTTAAACGATATTCTTCTGAAAAATTAGTTTTTGCGATGCATCCAGAATGTTATATTTTCCCAGAGTTATGGCTACAAGATAATAGTTATCAGAAAATTGACTTATCGAATGAGTTTTTGAGTTATTTTAAGCCGTATGGAGATTATTTTGCTAATCTTAATCATCTCATATTTTATTGTGATTGGAGTGAGGGAACAATGTGGAGCAATGATCCATTCTTATTCAAAATTGGAGATGAAATTGATTTATTGTTTGATTTTATGTACTATATATATAAATAGATATGATTAAAAATTTAGTCATATTTTTTTATTTTATTCAATTGATGATATTATGAAAAAGGCTTATATTGGTAGTGATGTTATTTTCAATTATTTATTAACAATTAAAAATATTGATATAACAAAACACGAAGAAAGAATTGATTTTGCATATAAATGTAAATACACTAAACACGTTAAAAAAGTATTACAAGATGAACGAATATATTCTACAGATTACTTAAATCCAAAGTTATTAAAATTAATTACATTAATTCATGATTAAAACTAGATTTATTAATAATCACAATCATCTATTAACCAATTACATTAATTTTTTGATGTCACTTTTTCCTAAAAAGTGTCGTTAAATATATTTTAAATATTATTATAATAATGTTTGAAATATATGAAAATTTAAATAATTTTAAATTAGATATTATAAATATAGATACAATTATAAAAGATGGATATAAATATGATTATTATTCTTTTGATGTTTGGAAACTTTTTGTAAATTATTTAATTTTTAAAGATTTTACTTATTGTAAAAAATATATGAAATCTCTATTTTTAAGAATTAAATATATTGATGATAATAAAATATCATATAATGAAGATATTTTATACAAAAATATAAAAATTTTTAATTTGTTTCAAAATCAAATTAATACAAAGTTATACTTATATAAATTATCAATTAAATATAAATATAGTAAAATTTTTAATTCATCAATTAATTTGAATAATAAAAAACTATCAAATAACAATGATAAATATAAAATGTTTAAACATATGTTATTCTATGATTTTAAATTACATCATAAATCAATATACACCAAGTATTTTAGTAATAATTTAATGAATGATATACCCAGTATAGATATTTTTAATAAATTTTTATCAATAAATTATAAAGATAATGTTTTAGATATATTAAAATATTCATTAGAACTTAATCATTTAATTCATAAAAAAATAATAGATTATATTATAATTTTTATAATTAAATTAAAAAATTATAAAATTTTTACATCAGCATTGAAAATTTATGAAAAATATTATAATTTTGAATATAATATATTTATTAGTGATTCTATTTTAAAATATGGATCGTTGAAACAAATAAAATATGCATTGAACCATAAATCGAATTTTAAAAATATAACAATTGATATAATATATAATAATGCTGTTGAAAATACAAAATATAAAATATTAAAATATTTAATTAAAAATTATAAATCTAAACTTAATTTAACTAATTTAGATGAATATAAAATAATTCATATATTTAAAACTCATAATCATGATTTTTTACAATTTTTAACTACAAATAATATAATTGATTATACAATATTATATAAAGCTTTAATATGTCTATTAAATAATGATAATGGGGAATCTAAAGATGAATTTTATATGGATATAAAAATATTATTAAATAACAATAAAAATATTAATATACTTAAATTTTTTAAGAGATCAATAATTAATTCTTTAATTGAAAATAAATCTTTAAAAGTGTTTAAATTATTGATAATGAATAAATATTTAGAATCATATATCAATCATAGTATGATTTATTTATTATTGAAAAATAAACATTATGAATTAACAAAATTATTAATAAAACATAAAAATATAAAACCTACACAACTTAATTATGATATGATTGAAAATATTGCTATTTATAGACATTTTGATGTTTTAAAATTATTTATTAATGATAATTATAATATATTTGAATATCCAAGAATAGTACAAAATATACTTTGGTTTGGTACAAAAGATCTTAAAAAATACATAATAAATAATAATAAATTATATACTGATAATTTCTTTTATATAATTACTCAAAATCTAATATATTTAAATGATATTGATATGATTAAAAAAATATTACAAAATAAATCATTAAATAAATTAAGTTTTAGTATTATTAATACTTTATATAAACATTATCTTGATTTAAAATCAAGGTAATAAATATTAAACTGTATTATAATAAATAATGGGAAATAAAATAACTAAATTTTATATTTGTACATATTGTGATTTTGAAATTAATGATAAACAATTATTATTCAATCATATATGTAAAAAACATAAATTAAAACACATTTATGTTTGCAATTTATGTAATAATAAATTTTTAACTAAAGTAAAATTAAATAAACACTTTGAAATACATAAATATATTGAAACATTTAAATGTCAACATTGTAATAAAATTTATACAAATAAAAGTTATTATGATAAACATATTTTAACAAAACACAAATTAAACAAATGTAAAATATGTTTATCCAATTTTTATGGTAATTCTTCAATGTGTAAAGTTTGTGAAAAAATAAATTCTACTAGATATGAAAATATTATGTCAAGTTATTTAGATTTAAATTTTGGTACAGAATATTTATTATCTTCAAATACAAAAATAAAAGGTAATTTATGTCAAAAATATAGACCAGATAAATTATATGGTAGTGATAATTTAGTAATTCAAATTGAATGTGATGAACATGAACATAAATATGGTAATGGTAATTATTTGTGCGATGAAAAACGTATTAGTGATATTTACGATGAATTTCCTGGAAAACAATATATTGTAATTAGATGGAATCCTGATTCAAAATTATTTACTATTGAAAAAAAATTAAAGATTTTATTAAGAGTAATAAATAATATTAAAAATATGAAATTTGAAACACTTATTCATATAATATACATGTTTTATTCAAAGAATAATAAAAACATATCAAAAAATATTCCTCACTCGTTTATTGATAAATAAATATATTTTATTTTTTTCAATATTTAAGATTTGTATTTGTCTCCTGCAAGACTTATTAACATAGCTTTGTCTTCATTTTGTAAACTAAATAAATTAGAATCTTTATTTGAGTCAATAACATTGCATGTTATACATTTTATTGGTAAACCATATTTATGTATTATTGTAAACCATACTCTATAATATAAACAAGTATCTTCTCCGCATTCACTACATTTAACTAGTTTATATTTGTATGGTAATCTACTTTTGTCGTTTTTAACATCATTAATAGTATAATAGTTCTCCATTTTATATAATAAAAAATAACTTTAAATGTAATATATAAATGGAAGAAATAAATTCATTATTAAAAAATGATAAAAATAAAGAACGATCAATTAAAATATTAAAATTCAATAGAACTAGTGAAAAATATATTGGAAATATGCTAAAATTTAATTTACCAAAGTTAGTTATTGTATTAATACTAGTTATTTTAATTATAATAAGTTATATTATAGCACTTCTTACTTTTACAATAGCTTTTCCCTTAAGTATAACATTTTTTATAGTTGGATGTTTACTTCAAATTTTAACATCAATTATTATATTGAGTAGTATATGGTCTTTTATTTTATTTAATATTATAAAATTTTTACAAAAAATAGAATCTAATGAAAGATATTCAGAATTTTTGAAAAACCCACCAAAAATGTTCTTTGACAAAAAAAATAAAAACAAATTGAATAAAATACTTGATAAAATAAAATAAAATTTTAATTGTATTATATAATAATGAATGATAATCCTAAAACATTTGTTAAAAATAATAATTTAGCACAAGTTAAATATTCTAAATTAAGAGATGGAATTTTATCAATCAATTTATTATCTAGTGAAACAATAAATAATACAATATCATTTTTTATCACTTACGTTGTATGTATGATTATAATATTAATTTTGGCATTAATATCTTTTATTCCAGGAGTTGGCTTTTTTGTATGGCCTTTTCTTTGTATAATGGGTCCTATATTTTTAGGACTATTAATCAAAAATATATCAGGAGCTATATTTAATACTATAAAAATATTTAACCTGTGGAGAGGTTTACCAACTTGGGATAGTATATTTAAATATCAGATAAAAGACCATAATGTATTTCAAAATGCAAAATTTAAATTTAATATGTATAAAGCAATTTTAAAAACTGATAGAGAAATAAATGTATTTGTATCTTAAAAGAATCTTCTTCTAAATCTATTTAGATAAATTCTGGGTTTTCCAATAGTTCTAACAATTGATTTATCAATCGAATTAGTTTGAACAAATGTAAAAATGAATGTTGACAAAATTGCCAAAATAATAAAAATTAATATTATTAATATTATAATAAATTGAAACATTTTATTTTTTTTATATATAAAAAATAAAAAATGTTTATCGAAATTTTATTATTAGTAATAATCATCTTAATAATAGCTATTGTATCTATTTTCATATTTACAATTATTAAAAAACCCCAAAAAGATAATAAATCCATTAAACCAGTTAAAATGGTTACTTTTAATATTTAAACGAAACTTTTTAGAAAGAAACTTTTTAGAAAAAAGTTTCAGCAAAAAATAATGTTTAAAAGTTTATATACTTTCTTTTTGCTGAAACTTTTTTCTAAAAAGTCTCTTTTAAAAAGTTTCTTTGTATTATATAAAAAACCTTAAAATATGTTATCAATATTGAAAAAAATATTAATAAAAAACAAGTACATATATTAAAATTTATATATATTCTTCTAAAAAATTTTATTGTACATGCTATTATTTCTTTAATTATATTCATAATTATGGCTATAATTATGTTATTAATAGAAAAAAATTAAAGTAAATTTTTATTAAAAAGTTTATTTTGTAATATATAATGACTGAAATTAATAAAATAAAATATAATGATATTAAATCTATAATAAAATTTATTTCATATAATGCACTTTACACTGGTATTATAATTATGATTATAATGATAATTTGTATCATATTAGGAATATTTATAATGAATCCCATTCCTGTTATTATTGGAAGTATTTTGTCATTTTTTGTTTTTTGTGGGTGGATAGCTTCATCTGCTGTAATAATAAAGATTTATTTAAAAAATAAAAAAATAGAGTAAACTTTTTAAATATTATTTTTTTGCTAAAACTTTTTTCTAAAAAGTCTCTTTTAAAAAATTTCTTCGTAATATATAAGTATGAAATTAGGAAATATTACAATAAAAAAATGGAATCCAACAAGTTTATTAGGAATTGTTGGATATGTTATAATTGCATTTATTAACTTTATAATTATCGCATGTATCATAGGAGCGATTTTTGGAATTGCAACGGCTATTTCTTCCTCCATCATCCCACTTGCAGTAGTTTTTGTGGTTATAGGATTAATTGCGGAGATAATAAATTATGTTGTTTTTTTAGGTGCATCTGGATATACAATAAAAAAATATGTTGATAATAGAAAAAAATCAAAGTAAACTTTTTAATATATTTTTGTTGAAATTTTTTTTAAAAGTCTCTTTTAAAAAGTTTTTTTTTATTATATAATTATGTTTAGAAATTATTGTCCTCAAAAATTTGATTATAATGATGATAAAGTTTATAATTTAATTGATAAAGTATTGGGTAATAAAATAGTTAATAAGGGTATTATTACATTACTTAATATCATATCTTCTTTAGCAGGATTAGGAGATGTTGTCTCATCTGTTGTTGTTGATATAATGAAAATATTAGAATTAGATAATAAATCGTATTTAAAATTTGCAAAAATATTTAGATCTTTACTTCGAGTTACAAATTATAGCACAAAAACTATAATAACTATTGAAAAAAGAGTTAAAGAAATTAATCCAGATTCAAGTTTTTTCAATGAATTACGAACATTAAGATTTGATGGAGATTTTGATGCATTTGAAAAAAGATGTGATAAAATATTTGATAAAGAAACATATAATTATTTAGCAGGAGATTTTGCTAAATTGTTTTGTATATTGGGAGATATGGCTGGTGAATATGTGGCCAAACAAATAACAGCAACAAATTTATATGATTTTACCAATCCACCAGCAGCTGATCAATCTCAAAAAATAAATGAAAAATTAGATGAAATGTTTGATCATAATGAAAAAGCTATTTGGGAAGTTCAAAGAGATGATATTAAAAAACAATCAAAGGATAAATATATTTTAAAACAAGATCATAAGAAAGATATATCTAAAGAAGGAGTTAAAGCAATTAATGACATAAGTGAAACGCAATTTAATAGAGAAAAGAAAATTAAACAATATTATACAGAAATTTATAAGAATTTTATTCAAACAGTTAATGAATTTATAAAAAGATTTAATGAAAAAATGGTAATAAAATATACTACAGAAAGTATAGTTGCATTTGCAAATTATGCAAATAATGGAACACCTAGTTATTTTTCAGATATCTTACAAGATATGAGTATTACATCATATGATAAAATAATTGCAACAATATTTGATAGTAAATTACAAATGTCAATGGATGTTAGTTTAAAAAATTATGCTTTTTATGAAGATTTTCAAAAAGGTAAATATAATATGTTGATTGTAACAATAATGAAACAAATATTAACAATAAAAATTAGTACAGTTTTAATGATTCACATTATAAAAAAACAAAAAACTAGCAAATATGAAAAATATAGAAATTATATTCTTAGATTAGAACCAACAAATGATCCATTTATTATAGATTATAGAACACAATTTGTTAATAAAGTTGAAGAATTTCAAGAAGGATTTCCAGTAAAAATATTGAATTTAAATAATATAAACATTAATAATATTCAACGGCCTAAAAAATTAGGTTTTTTATCACAAAAAGAATTTGTTGATAAAATACATGAAACTCCGGAATATGCAACATATTTTGACGATTTAACTAAATTAAAAGCAACAACTGTTGATAAATACAGAGATAAACAATTGGAAAAAGAACGTAGAATTAAAAAGAAAATTGTTGGTTCATCTTTTAGATTTACTGGGGAATATGGTTATACTGGTATAAAAATGATGATACAATTAATACCAACAAAAATCAAAAGAAAAATATTAAGTCCTCAATATTTAAATGATGTATTTGATGAATTTCTCAAAATTGTTGGCGGGTTGTTATTAGGTGCAGATTTTTTAGTAGATAAACAAAAAATATTAAAGAAAGATAAACAAAATATTTATGATATGGATGATGAAGAAGAGTACGATGAACCATTTATTAATGAATTTCTTGAACAAAATCAATTAATTGATAATATTCCTAAAAAATTTAAAAAACAAGAACTAGATTTTAATATATTTAAATCAAATATTGATGTAAAAGATATTGAAAAATATAAGATAAAAGAAATTGAAGATAAACGTGATGCTTTTAAAAAGAAAACCGATGATATGAATAAATTCAAAGTTGAAACAAAAGATCATAAAACTAAAATTGTTGATATTATTGTTAAAAATAAAAATCAAATTGAAAATATTGATAAAACTGATACAACAACGCTCACCGGATTATATTCGAACAAAATTTTCGAAAATAATGGTGGTAGTAAGTTAAAAAATTCAATATATAAATCATTGTGTAAATTATCTAGTTCTTCAATGATGATATCAAGTAAATTTAATGATATAATATCTATAGATATAGCATTACTGTACATTATATCAAAAACTCAAGTAATCGCTAGAACTTTTTATAATAATTGGGATAAAAAGTCAAGTCAATCATTTTGTGAATTTGTTGATAATATCTAGAAACTTTTTAGAAAAAAGTTTCAGCAAAAAGAGACTTTTTAAAAGAGACTTTTTAGCAAAAAGATATTATCATATTTTTTTTCAATTTTATAAACATTTCTTTTTGCTGAGACTTTTTTCTAAAAAGTCTCTTCTAAAAAGTCTCTTTTTAAAAAAGTTTCCTTTTATATAATGGATCTAATAACAAATCTTTCAACCAAAGAATCAATATCTATTGATATACAACGAGATAGTTTAAGTATTGATGTAACAGAAACTCATAGTAAAATATCAAAAAAACAAAAAAGAAAAAATAAACAAAGAAAAAAGATAAAACAAGATTTAGATTCAATAACCATTAATACCATTAGTACTACAGATTCTACAAATAGTATTTTAATAGATCTTCCACATAAAAAGAAAAATAAAAATATAGATTCTATTTCATTCAATATCATTAGACCATTGAAAATAAAACTAACGCCAGATTTAGAAACAAGAGAAAGTATAATTATACATAAACGAAAAGTTCCTTCATTTAATACTCAAACATCAAGCAACAAATCTACAAAATTTAAAAATATATCTATAAAACAAATAGTTAATCCAATTGAATATAAAAAACTTAGAGAAATAGCACCATTTGTTAAAAGACGTAAATGGGTTAAATCTAATGGTGTAATTGGTATAGAAAGATTCTTTACTATTTCAAAAGATGATTTTTCTAAATTAATTTCAAAATCATTTAGTCAAGTTAAATATATAGCAGATTATGAGAGTGGTTTTTTCTCATACATCTTAGATTGGGAAAATACTGAATCAGATTATATTTCTGGTGGTTATTTAATCAATAAATATAAAAATTTTATAATACTTTCTGATAAACAAAAGTTATTATCAAAAAATTCTAGAGTTTGGAGAGTTTATTTAAAACCTAGAAGTAAAAAAGGCGGAAGAGGATTAGTTACGTGGTTTAAACAAAGAACATTAGATGAATTTAAAAATAAATATCATATTTTGAAAAAAAATTTTATAAATTTAGCAAAAAAATATAAAAAGCTAAAAACCGCAAAATCCTAAGATATATATTTATATTTTATGAATAAAATATATTTGACAGATATGGAAAGTAATATAACATATATATCAAATATAATAATATTTAAGTTTTAATAAGATTTTATATCGCTATTATATTAAAATTGATTTTATAATATAATATATAATAAACATTATGGACATTTCTATGATAATTAAAAATATCAACCATTCTAAACAATTTCCAACAATTTATAAAAAAAGAAAATGTGGAAAGAAAACGTTATATTGGAAATTAACTGTTGAAGAACAAGATAATGGTAATTCCAAAATGTTAAGAGAATCATCTATTCTAGAAACAACCGGTAAACCTAAAATTGAAGTTACTTTTGAAACTAAAACAAAAAACAAAGGTAAAAAAAATGAAATGACTCCATATGAAAGTCAATTTAAACGAGCAATAACTATTTTTAAAAATAAATATGCTGATGGTTTTACAATAGATAAAGATAATACCGAATTATTTATTACACCTATGTTGGCAAAGAAATTTAATAAATTTAAAAATAAAGTTAGTTATCCTGCAGCGGGACAACCTAAATTAGATGGAGAGCGAGCAATTGTTTATTTACATAATAATCAAATTGAAATGATCACAAGAAGAGGAAAACAATATATATTTTTAAATACATTAAAAACTAAACTTATGGAAATTTTTAAATTATATCCAGATATTTATATAGATGGAGAATTGTTTAATCCGAATTTATCACTTCAACAAATTCATTCAATTGTTTCTAGAAAAAAGACAACAAATAAAGATGAAGAGACTATATCATTGTATATGTTTGACTGTTTTTTCAAAGATAAACATAATCAGCCATTTATCAAAAGAATAACAACTTTAACAGATATTTATGATAAATTGGAAGATAAACTAAATCCATATATAAAATTAGTTAAAACATTTACATTAACTGATGAAAATCATGTATATGCTAAAACTAAAGAATATACTGAAAAAGGATTTGAAGGAATTATTATTCGACAAAAATTTGGTAGTTATGATTTCAATAGATCAATAAATTTATTGAAAAATAAGATGTTTTATGTTGACGAATATCTAATTGTTGATATAACGTCTTCAGAAAAGGATCAGGACAGTGTAATTTTTGTAATTAAACAACAAAATGGAAAAATACGTCGTATAGACGCCGGTGGCACTAATGAATACAGAAATGAATTTATGAGGTATGGAAAAGATAGATATATTGGAAAATATATACGAATTAAATATTTTGATAAATCTGATGATGGAATTATTAAATTTGCAAATCCAGTATTAGATAAAAATGGAGAATTTATAATAGTTGAAAAAGATCAATAAATATTCATGTATATGGATTAAATAATGGTTTTTTGTTTATTATTTTTTTATACCATCTATTAAATAATATTTCCTTAGTTTTTTGTATATTAGGACAAACCATTATTTTTACATTAGATACTCTTGTTTTATATTTACATTTTTCATCAAAATAAATATATTTCAAAGATTTAGGTAACATGCTTACATCTATTAAATAATCTAAGTCTTGAATAACTAAAGTATGTAATTGAGTACAATTATATAATGATGATATTGCACGTTCTAAAGTATGTTTACCAATAATACACACTTTTAAATTTTTTGGATTTATTATACATTTTATATTACTAATATCAATGAATTCCATATTTTGAGGATAATATTTAATTTTTGTAAATATATTTTTTTTATTATTTATATTACTTACTTTTACTTTTGGTAATTTTAATACTTTTATTAATTTTAATGGTATTTGTACTGTAAATATTTTCAATGATTCCGGTAAACTATATAAATTTATTCCACAATTTGGATCAATTAAGTGCAATTCCAATAATGATGTTTCTTCTAACGATAATGTTTTTAGACTTTTAAATCTTTGATTTAATATTAAATGTTTTAATCCTATTGGACTATTTTCTTTTTTATATACATTTCCTCCTATATATAAAAATTTTATTGGGCCAAATTTTACAGTAAATTTTTCTTTTCTATAAGTTTTAGGAATAAAAACAGTTTCAAGTGATTTAAGTTTAGTAAAATTAAAACAAGTATTGAAAATATCTATTTCTGATATATATAATGTTTTTAGTTTAGTAAATACATTTAATTCTATTAAATCAAAACAATTAATATTTTTAATTTTCAAATGTTTTAAATTTATAAATATATTTAAAAATGAATTATATTCTCTTAAATGTAATGTTGTGATATTTTTTGAATTTATATATTTATTTTTTTTATTATATCTAAAATTACAATTTGTTAAATCTAATGTATTTATTGAATAAATATAATCAAGTATTATCATATCACTTAATTCACCACATTTAAATTTTATTGGTTTTTTATATTTACATTTATTAAAACTTTTAAAATTAAATATTTTATCATATATCAAAGTATCATGATTTATATTATAGAAGCATGTAGATAATAAATTAACATTATTTCTTGTTTTAAGATTACAATATTCAATTATTATTGATAAAATATCAAAACCTAAATCTTCTATATACATATTAATTAATATATCATTTTAATTTTATATTAAAATATTTATTTCAATAATATAAAATGCCAAGAAAAACGATTATTGCAAGAATTAAAAAAGTTAAAAAATCAAAACAAACTAATGTACGTGGTGGAATTGTAAATAAAACAGGAAAATTGACACAATATGGTTATACTACAGATATATCTACAAAATATAGATACATAGCATTAAATAAAGCTATAAATAAATATGGTAAAAAAAGTGTATTATTTATGTTGAAAATACCAGCAACGATGTTGAAAAATAAATCTCCAAAGAAATCTAAAATAATGTTATCAGATTATAATTATTTTTTAAATAAAAAATAATTTTATTTATATATTAAATATGGATTATGAAATAATTGGAATTGTATTTTTTTCAATAATATTAATAATTATTATTATTAATTTGATAAAAGAATTTTTATTAACACCAAAAGTGGTACATAGGCCTGTTATGTTAAATTCTAGAAGATATCAAAATATAAAAAAACATTTATATAAAATAATTAGAAAACCTAAAACAAAAGTAGTGTTTAGACATACACGTAGATTATATATTCCATTTATACCAAAACCTATTGCAACTAATGATAGAATTGATCGATTAACTGAACAACTTTATGATACAAATTATAATTTTAATTTAAACGATGAAGATTTTGAAGCACTATTATTAATTGTACAAAATGATACAAAACCTAAAATTGATAAAAGTAAAGTTGCAACAAGTGACAAACAAAATGTACATGATAGTGGAGTTATAAAAACAATAACACAATCAATTGAAAATGTAAAAAATAAAATAGGTGATTTTATTGAAAATCCTGAGATAACTGCGAAAATAACAAATTATTTTCCAACAGTATCAGATAAAAATAATAAAATTAAACAAACATTAACTCATATAAATGAAAATGATGGATTAGTTATGCCATATGGAATGACACATAAAAATATACTTAATGTAGTAGATAATTATATTAATAAACAAGATAAAGAAAAAAAAGATAATTTAATTGGAATTTTAGGTGATCAATTGTCTAATTGTATAAATAAAAAAGGAATGAATGTATGTAATACAGGTATTTTCAATAGAATTATCAATACATTGAATGGTGTTACAGACGAAGTATCAATTAAACCAGAATGGGCATTACGTAAAGAAATGTTAAATAAAGTACCAATAATTAAAACGGAATTTAATAAAAATTTCTCAAAAGATCATAATTTGGAACTAGAAAATGTTGAAGATAACGATACATATGATGATGAATTCATTAAATATATGAAAAAATCACTTATTTCAGAATATAGTCCAGTTATGCCATCTAAAAAGATCAACGAAGAAATAACTTCTTGGGGATATTAAAAAATAGAAATTAAATCATTATTATCAGTTAAATTTTTTTCAACAGTATTTTTTAAATTATATTTTTTTTCAATAATCTTTTGTTTAGTTATCGGTTTTGGTTTTATTGATTTAGAATAAAAATCAATTAATACAAAAGATGAAATAAATATCAATATTGATCTTATTATAATGACGGTTTTCTTTCTATAAATATAATTCTTTTTATTTTTTATCAATGATTTACAATTTTTAATTTCTGTAGTCAATTTTATAAAAATCGTTATAAGTATATATATAATTGTAATAATTATAGAAATAATTATTTTATTATATAAATCATTAGTTGTAAACATTACGTATATATTAAATAATAAAATCTCCTGGAGTTGATTTTAATTTAGTTATTGTTTCAGTTTTTCTCTTATTTTTAATTTTAAATTTTTCCTTTAATTTTGGATTAATTCTCAATTTTACATCAGATGGTAATGATGCTTCCATTTCAACTATACTTTTTACTTTTTGTCTTGCTTCTTTATTTATTCCTCCATCCATTCTAAGTTTAAATTGATCTTCTGGATCAAAACATGAACTAAATATCTCTTCAAATTCATTTTCATCAATATTACGGAATTGATTTTTAGTTAAATTATTTTTTGGTACTTGATTATTTTTAACTAAGTCTCTTCTAGCTTTTTCTCTCATATAATCGGTTCTTGCCTGAAAATGTTCATTTGCTAGTTCTTTATTGTGTGCTGCACCAGACATTATTTTATTCATTTTATCGTCACCATAATCATTATTCTTTACCCAAGATAATGGTGGATTAAATGTACTAAATCCGCCTAAACCATGATTATAAGTATTACCATATTTAGCTATATTGGATTTTTTATAAGAAATATTTTTCAAATGTTTATTTGATTCTTCTTTATTCTTAAATACCCCAATTGGAAGAATAAGACCATGGTCATCATAATCTTTTCCATATCTTTTTACAAATAAATCATTGAGAATTTCACTATTTACTCTTTCAAAATCATAAAACTTCTCATATAAGAATTCATAATTTTTCTTAATAATAGCTTTTTCTAATATCAATTTTCCACTAGTTGATAAGAATTTTTCCCATGCAAGACAACATTTCAATCTACATATATCCTCGTTTGGTTTTATATGTAATGCTGTCAATATATGCCCTTCTTGTTTTTGTGGCGGTTTTAATTTGACTAATAAGTCCAATTTCTTACATGAAAAAATTTTAGGATCTGTTCCATATTTTTTAACAAAAGATTCTTCTTTATTTCTTGATTTATGTTTAAATTTACTGTACGGCATATTTATATATCAATATCAAAATTTAATTTTACAAAAAAAATAAATATGATATTAATTTAATGTTTATATTTAACTTTCTTCCTATAAGCTCTATCCAATAATTTAATATATCGTTTATTTGTTATATTATTTTTCCATTTAATTATATCTTGTTTTTCTTTACAATTAAAATATTGCATCATATTATTGAAAAATTGTTGTTTATGTTTTTTATCAATGATAAATTTTGATAAAAAATCTATTTTTAAAATATCTTTTGGTGTTATTAATGGATAATATTTATCATCTCTAACTTCTCCATCAGAAACAATACTTGTCATAAATGGCCAAAAATATGTATATTTTGGTAATTTGAAAAAATGTAATTCAAATTGTTTAAATAAATTATCATCTATTATAAATTTAAGATTTTTTATATTTTTATATAAAAATTTCTTCTTATTTGGAATATCCAATTCCTCACAAGCAGTTTTCCATTTTTCATTATTTTTCAATCCTCTCATTTTATAATATTTATCAAAATCACAATATAATGATGTTTTATCATTTTTGCAATGTAATTTAAAGTGATAATATATATTATCATATAATGATGGTATTAAAAATGGAACTTTATTCCAAAAATCATTTTTTGAAAATTGTATTTCATGTATTTTTTGTGTCAAAATAAGATCCTTAATATTTTTTGAAATTGAATTTATATTACAAAAATCACCAAATTTACTTATTATCATATCTTTTAATAAATTTTTTATATTTGATTTATTAAAGTACATATAATTTATATAAATGTTATTATTATTTTTTTGTTCCATAATATCATCAAATATATCAATATTACTTACATTATACAAATTTATTAAATTTTTTATATCTAATTGTTTATAAACAATATCTTCAAAGTATTTTGAAAACATATGAATAACTATTTGATAATTACAAAAATATATAAATTAATTTTATATAAAAAAATAATGTAACTTATTGTAATATTATATCTTCAGTTTTATTCATTAATTTACCCATAGCAGATTTACGTGCTTTTCGTTGCCAATCTTTATCATATATTTTATCTAATATTTTATTTATTGATTTTGATCCAAATCTATATTTTGGAATTTTTTTGGGATTTTGAACATCTATATATGAAACTATATCTGATATAGAATTTATTTTTGTATTTAACATCTTTTTTCTATTAATAACCATCATTTTATATTCTTGTGTACATTTTTCCATAGTTTGTTTTAATGTTATTTTATCATCGAATGTATCTTGCCAATAATGTTTATAAAATTTTTCAAATGCAGCATTTGTAAGATTTTGAGCAATTACAATATAATCTAAATTTTCTCTAGCCATTGAAGGAATAATCATTGGATCATGAACACATAAAATAAATGTAATTTTATAATGTCTTCCATCAAACATAAATTCAAGAAAGTTTGTATCTTTTGTCCAATTATTTTCTTTTGTTTTAGCATCTGCACTTAAATCATCAATAATTATCATAATACCATCACGTTTTTTTCTTTTATTATGTTTTTCTCGTTCTTCGTTTATTTCTGTTGAACAAATTTGCATGTTTTGTATTTGTTTCATTATTTTACTACTATATTGTTTATTTTGTAATAATTGGTTTACTGGCCCATCAAATACATGAGTCATTTCACACGTTTTTGAAAAAATAACAGCAAGTTTGTGTTTTTTTTGAGTATAATACATTAACCAACTCGCAAGTGATGTCTTTCCTGACATTTTTTTACCAATTACAGCAATGTTACTATATATTTCAAAATCATTTATATACATTCTATCTATCTTAACTGGTTCACTCATTTTAAATATAATATATTGAAGATAGTTTTATATATTAAATATAAAAATGTTTTTAGAGAATAAAAAAATTTTATCTATAATTTCAAAATATACTACAAATATTTTTAAAATAAATCTTTTATCTTCAAAAATTGATAAACTTCATAATTTGATAAAAAATGATTGGGAACCAACTGAGTATAATATAAATGATCTTTATTTAAAAGAACCAACAAATGTTAAATTTGAATATTATCCTTTAAGTTTATTCTTTATTGCTCCAATTTTTAATAGAAAAATGAACTCAATAACTATCACAAATAGTTTAATTTCTAGTATTATTGGAATATGTGATTGTAATCATTTAAATTTAAAAGGATGTCATCAAATAACAAATTTTGAACCATTGCGAAAAAGAACATATAAAACATTAATTTTATCAAAAACAAGAATTGAAAATTTAAATGACATAAATGTTACAGATGAATTAGATGTTTCCTATTGTATTTTTATAAAAGATTTTAAATTTATTGATAATTTAAATATAAGAAAATTAGATGTACATTATACAAATTTAAGAAGTTTAGATCCATTTATTCCATTGGAATTTGATAGAAATAATGATGAACATAAAGATAGTGTTATAATAAAATGTAAATCATTTAAATCGATTTCTGAATTACATATTGATGCTAGTCCTAAAAGATCATATAATGGTTGTTGTATAACAAATAAAAAATATAAAAAATTGGTTATATATCCAACTATTTCAATGGTAACACCTGATTTCTTTGATCTTATAATGGACAAAAATATTATATATGGAAAAAATAATATTAATGATATTCCAAGTGAAAATGAAGATGATAGTGATTTATTGGAAATTGAAAATTTAGACATTAAAGATGCATATGAAACACAACTTAGAACATTTTTTACAAATTTTAAACAAAAAAAATATAATTCAATAAATTTATCTAATTCTGACATGAATAATATTGAATTTTTGAAGAATACATCAATAAATACATTAATTTTCAAAAATTGTAAAAATTTATTTGACTTTTTTCCATTAACTGGCAAAACATTTAAATATATAGATTTTACTGGTACACCATTTTTTGAATTAGATAAATTTACAGTTTTAGAAACAATAATTGTTGCTAATTGTGAATCTATTATCAATTTTAAACCAATATATAATAAAGAATTTAAATTATTGGATTTATCTGGAACTAAAGTTAAAATGAGAGACATTGATCATTTATATGGACAAAAAATTATAGTAAGTAATTGTAGATATTTACATATGACTAAAATTGAACACACTGTAGAAAAACCACAAATGTTTTCCGAAGATGATACAGAAATATTATATTACACTAAATTATTACAATAATTAAGTTAATTTAATAATTTTTTCATGAGTTTTTTCAAATGAAAAGTTTGTATTATGAATAATATCTATCATTATATTTTTAATTACACGTTGTCTAATAATAAAATTATTTATCAATTGATGAGCTATTAAATTTATATAAATTAAATATTTTTTTTTATTTATCAATAATTTCCCATTATTACTACATTGATTAACCAATGATCCAATATTTGTCGGACATATTCGCCGTATGTGATTATATGACAATTGATGTGTTATATTATCAAAAGTTATATGTTTATTCAATAAATTTATAATAAATGTATACATTTTTTTATAAGTTTTAATTACAAAGAATTTCATTTTATATGTTTTAAAAATATTCATAAATTTAAATTGTTTATCATTTAATAAATTTAAATCAGAATAATAAAATTCATCATCAATATTTTTATATAATTTTAATAATTTTTTCTTAGTTATATTATATATTTTTTGATCAGTCTTATTAACATAATAAATTATATAATAAAATAATATATTGTAAATTTCTAGATCAACATCTATTTGTGTTTGCCATTTTTTCTCAATTATTGATGAATTAATATATAATTTTATTTTATTATCATTTTGTCTTGAAGATTTTATAGGATTAAATAAAATAGTATTATCTCCTATTTTATATCCAATTATTAAATCATTTACATCAACTATATTACTACTTATATTTAAATTGTATTTTTTAATAAATTTATCAACTTCTAATTTTTTATTTATTTTAATATCAAATTTATAAATAATTTTATTATTCCTATTTGGTAAATGTAATTCTGTTGATAAATATAAATCATCAACAATTATTCCTTTTACATAATAATTATCATTCAATAATTGAACATAATTATTGATCTTATCGATGATACTATTATCTTGTTTTTTTAACATTTTTAATATTGATAATGATAAACTTACAATAATGTCACTTTTAACAAATTGAAATGTATTTATATAGTGTTTTTTATATTTAGATTCAATTCGTTTAATTAAATTATATTTAACTTGATTATTGAATAAAATCGATTTTAATATGAATAAAGTTTCACAATTATTTAAAAAATATATAGTACTTGCAATATCATAATTCAAAATTATATCAATTTCATTATTTTTTTCAGAAAAGATAAATAAAAATATATTATAAGTTTTAATCATATAATTAATTAATTTAAATATATTATCAATATTTTTAGGAAGTTTGTATCTTTGAGATATAATATTTAATATAGAATTATCATGTTTACTTCCAGTAACAAAATAACATTTTGAATTAATTTTAATAATATTATTATCAATCATACAAGGATTTTTACTATTGATAAAAGAATTAAGTGCATTTGGTAAATATGAAATACGATTTATATTTAATTTCATATTTGGATTATATTTTTTGATATAATAAACATTCGTTATAATATCATTACTTTCTTTTATTTTAATTGATTTTTTACTTGAACAAGGAAGACTTAAATGTAATGGATGTTTAGATTTATCAATAAGAGAAATATATGGATATTTTTCATTATTAGATATATATGCCATATTCATATCAGGATATGTATGATTTTTCAAATATAATATTTTATTTTTTGAAATATTATTTACTTTGATAAAATGTTTAAATATGTCTGAATCTGCATCAAATATTAGCGGTTGTCTATTTTTTTGGCATATTCGAGTATATATATTATAAGGTGAACCAGGAAATATATATTTTGAATAATTGAATAATACAGGATCTTTTAATAAATAATCACGTTTACGTTTTTGAATATATTTATTATCAATAAATTTTATTGTTTTTGCCCAATCAAACATATATAAGTATAAAATTCTCATTATAAATAATATAACTTTGTTTCCATCATCTATATCTTTGATATGATTTATATTTATATTTAATATATTTTCTCCATATATTTTTACAATTATATTATCAGTGTCATTATTTACTCCAAGATAAGTAAATTTAACATAATTTGTACTTAAATCTCCATAAATTAATTCCCATTTTACTATATCATAAAATTTCTGTAATGTATTTCGTAAATATTTGTAATTCATTACAAATGGTATCATAATATTTATAGATACATTGTATGTAATTATTTTTTTCAATATTTCATTATCTACCAATATTTTAGATATTTTATCAATTATATTAAAATTTGTACCAGTATTTCTATATATAATTTCACCGGTTTTAAATATTGATATATCATTATTAATCAATATAGAATTTGTGTCAGGAATTACATCAAATGTTAATTTAGAATTAATATCATATTTTTTATAAATATTTTTATCATCAATTCTATAAATCATTGAAGTATAATTAGTTTTATCAGTTGTAAAATTTGAAAATAAATAGTGTAAATTAATTGGATAAAAGAATAAATATTGTTCAATTTTTGTTAGCACATTTATAGAACTTGTTAAATATTTTAATTGTTTTATATTTATGTCATAAAATTTTGACCTATATTTGGAAAATTGATAATAGTTTACCTTTTCTTCATAATTACCATAAAATATCATATTTTTAAAATCAATTATATTTATTAATGGAAAATAAATTGAAATAACGTTATTAAATGTATTCTCAATTGAAATATCATCATTTAATTCATTTATAACATCTCGTAAATCTATACATTCCATATCACGCCATACTGGAATATTAAATCGTTTATCAATAAATTTAGTATAAATTTCACGTTTTGTAAATGTATTTTTATTCAATTTTATAATTTCTCCACTAAATATATATCCTAATGGTATTTTTTCATCTATAAAATATAATAATTGATATTTATATGGTATTTTTCCTAATTTTTCAATTTTCTTTTTAACTATATCTATATTATCATCATTATAAATATCGATATCAGAATATAAAATTTTATTATCATTCAATTCTGTATTTTCAATTTCATTAAAAAAACTTTCAAATGTTAAATTTTCTTTATTAATTTTTTTTATTTTTGTAGCCGCCAAATTGATACTTCCAAATGATAATATTTCTCCATTATATTTATTTTTTACTGATAATTTTATTTTTTCATATTTTTTTAATTTTATTTTCATTTTATATATTAATATGATTAAAAAAATAAAGATAGTTAAAAATAAAAAATTATCAGTAATAAAATTTCAAATGAAAAATGGATTAAAAGATGGTTTATTTTCATTTGATATTGGTAAATACAAATTATATGGATTTGTTGTAAATTATTATAATACTTTATTGTGGTATGAAAAACTTATACAATATCCAAACAAACTTGAAACATATTTTGCAATTAGTAAAAAAGGAAATATGTATAAAATTTATTATCAACATTTTAATATTAAAATATTTATGAAATTTATATCTTTTGCAATGAATTATAAAATTACAGAATTGAAAATAAAAGACAATTATAAAATTTATCATAGAAAACATATAAAAACTATATCAAATGATAATTATATTGAGCATATTAAAACAAATTTTCCAATTAAGAAAGATATAACAACAAATAATAATTATTTATTAATATTTGGAACATGTAAACCTCAATTTGAATCAATAAATCAATTATTGAAAAAAATATATTATAATAGACCAAAATATAGAACAATTAATTCTTTTTTTAAACAAGATGGTACATTAATTATACCATTTGATGAATATCTCTAGTTACTTTTTGGGAAAAAGTAACATCAAAAACTACTTTTTGGGAAAGTTAACATTGAAAAAAATAAAAATAAAAAGTGGTTTTTGATATTACTTTTTCCTAAAAAGTAACTTTCTCAAAAAGTAACGTAACTATCTAAGTTTATTTTCAATATTGTCCATTCTCAATCTCATTTGTTTATTAATTTTTTCCAATTGTCTAACTTTGGCTATTAATAATGAAGTTAATTTATGATATTGAACGGAATTTGATGTAACTAATTCCGGCATAACTTTTTTAACATCTTCAGCTAATAATCCAAATTGGGTAGACTTACTATTTAAATAATTGAAAGATACTGGTTCCAATTTATCAAATGATTGCAAATAATTAGTTTGATCAATATATTTGATATTTGTTTTATGTTCGAAATTTGAAAGAAGCGTACCTATTTTTCCATCAGATCCAATAAATACTGGCAATTCTTCAGCACCTGGTAATCGCTCTCTAATTCCATCAATATAACATTCTTTTGTTAGTTCCATATTGGAATCAGGTAATTGAAAGTTAGATCCAATTTTAATTGTATGAGATGTCGAAGATTCACTATCAACATTATCACCAATAAAGACATTATATGATCCATCGACCAAAGTTTGTGCAGCTTTACCTCCAATGACAATATTATGACTATCAGTTAAATTAATAGCTGCATCATTTCCAATTACGACATTATCTGTTGCAGATGTTATTGAGGACAAAGAATTACAACCAATTGAAATATTATTTAGTCCAGTAATTGAACAACACATAGAATTTGAACCAATGGCGATACATTTAGTTCCATTTGTATTTAAATACAATGATTTATATCCTATAGCCACATTTAATTGTCCATTAATGTTATTGAATAAACCACCAAAACCACAAGCAACATTATATGATGCAATATTATTTTTGAGCGCATATGTACCAATTGCTACATTTTCAATACCATTTATATCAGTATATAATGATTGATAACCAACTGAAGTATTACTATCTCCATTAACACAACAACATCCATTATCAACTCCAACAAATACATTATTTTTACCACCAATTAATTTTGTTCCGGAATTTAATCCCAAAGATTCATTTGTATTTGACATTTTAAAAATAAAACTATGATTATATAATTAAAATAAATAATTTAAATTTAATTAAATAAAAAAATAAATTATAATAATTGGAAAATAAATTAACTAAAAATAATTTTAATTAATATAAACAATGACATTATAAGTAATAATTGAAGTCCTTTAAACTTAATTCTATCTTTTTTACTTGGGACATCAGATATCGTTAATAATTCATTTAATAAATTTTCAAAATAAGTACTTCCAATAACTAAAAATAAAAATCCAGCTATAAATGCATCAATTAATAAATCAAATTCTTTTGTTCGTTTTCTAACTGCAGGTTTTGGTTTTATTATAACTGGTTGCACCTTTTCAGGTTGCATTAACATTCTTGTAGGAATCCTCATAGATATATATAAGACAAAATATATTTATATCTTTGAATAATTGTTAAAGATACACATAATCCTTTTCTTATATTTTCATCTGTTAAATTAAATTTAAATTTAATCTGACAACATTTTAAAATCCATGCCATTAAACTGGACGCAGTTGGTCCACTATTGAATTTTGTACCAGATATCCTATTTATGAATAATATTATTACATTTATACATTTTCTATTTAATGTTGGAAAAATTATATGTATATTTTCAATATAATCTTTTAAAAATAATTTATTCTTATTTTTAAATATATTTGTCAATTCTTGTGATTTTCTACATATCTTTGATATAAAACTATTTCCTTTATTAAGATATTCACGTTCTATATCAAATATATATAATAAATCATCAGATCTATAAAGTTTACCATATCTTTTCGCCACAACTTTTAGACAACCAGCAATAACACCTAATTTGTTATCACTACGAGCGGTTTTAATAGCTCGAATTTTCATAAATAATTGAATTGTTTCATATAATATAGTATTATCTGGTTTTATGTATTCTACTGTATCATATTTAATCAAATATTCAATTGGATCCATATTTTCATTTTCTTTTATTATTTTATTTTCAATTTCTTTTTTATATTTTGGAAGTTTTTCAAAAAGTTTGATAATATTTTTTCTTTTTTCAAATTTTATTAATTCTTTTTCTAGATTTGTGATCAATGATTTTCTCAAAGTATCAATATATCCAATTTGTTTATTTCTCAACAAAAATCCATTACCATATTTCGAATTGTAACCAACGAAAGAAAATTGGGTATGAATATTTGTTGCTGATCTCGGTACAAGTATTGATGAATTATTAATTTCAGCATTACAACAATTAATTCTATATGAATGTTCATCTGTAAATTCATTAGATAATAAAGAATTGTATGAAATATCCATAGATCCACAACATTTACATATATCTTGATCATCATCTATAATAATATCATCTCCGTTACATACATTGCAAATATTTGAACATTTTCTGATAGTTTGTTTTTCAATATCATAACTATTTAAAATATTATTTATATTTGTATGGTCAACTTTTAACTTATTATTCATGATTATAATAATTAATTTTTACCTTTATTAAAATAAAATATCAAATCAATTTTATTCAAATTAAAAAAAATAAAATAATTTATTTATTAAAAATTTAAAGTTAATTTATTATTAAAAGATAAACGAGTTGATTCAAGTGATGATAATAATTATGCAATTGAAATAGCCACAAGTAATAAAGATTTAAAAATGATTAAATTATTATTAACAGATAAAAGAGTTAACCCTAATCAATTATCAATTAAATTAGCATTTGTAAACAAATGTATAAAAATAATTAAATTATTTAAAAATTTAGAAAAATAATTTTATTTTTTAATAATATTGAATAAATTTTTATAATATCATATGATTATTAAATAAAAAAATAAATAAAAATATATTAAATTTTAATAATTATTTCATTTTTTGAGTAAATTTAACTCGTTTATCTTTTAATAACAATTTAATAATTTTTAAATAACCATAACTTATTGCTTGTTGAATTACATAATTATTATCATCAATCATACCAATACATCATATCTTTTATTAATAATTTAACAATTTTATAATGTCCATTTTTGGATGCCAATTGAATTGCATAATTATTATCAACATTTGGATCAACTCGTTTATTTTTCAATAATAATTTAATAATTTTTATATATCCACAACGAGATGCTTGTTTAATTGCATGATTATTACAATTACTTGGATCAACTCGTTTATCTTTTAATAATAATTTAACAATTTTATAATGTCCATATTCAGATGCATATCTAATTGCTTGATTATCAAAATCACTTGGATCAACTCGTTTATCTTGTAATAATAATTTAACAATTTTATAATGTCCATGTTTAGATGCCAATCTAACTGCAGAATTATTATAATCACTCGGACCAACTCGTTTATCTTTCAATAATAATTTAACAATTTTTATATATCCACAACGAGATGCTTGTTGAATTGTATAATTATTATTATCACTTGGATCAATTCGTTTATCTTTTAATAATAATTTAACAACTTTATAATGTCCATTTTCAGATGCATATTTAATTGCATAATTATTAGCATCACTTGGATCAACTCGTTTATCTTTTAAAAATAATTTAACAATTTTATAATGTCCATTTTCAGATGCATATCTAATTGCATAATTATTATCATCACTCGGATCAACTCTCTTATCTTTTAATAATAATTTAACAACTTTTAAATATCCAAATCTAGATGCCAATCTAATTGCATTATTATCACAATCACTTGGATCAACTCTTTTATCTTTTAATAATAATTTAACAACTTTATAATATCCAGTTTCAGATGCCCATATAATTGCACAATTATTATCATTTCTAGGATTAATTCGTTTACATTTTATTAATAATTTAATAATTTTTAAATATCCTCTAGAAAATGCAATATCAAATATATAATCATTTTTATAAATATATTTTATTATATACAAATTATTTCGTAAAATATTTAAATATTTAAGACAATATTTATAAGATGAAAATACATTTATCATTTGAAAATGATTGATATCAAACATTGATATAAGATCATTATATAGTTTATACATTTTTAATAATTGATATTATAAATCAATTTTATTTAATATTATATATTGTTCATCTGTAGACATTTTTATAATTATTATCATCAATCATACCAATACATCATATCTTTTAATAATAATTTAACAATTTTATAATGTACATTTTTGGATGCCAATTGAATTGCATAATTATTATCAACATTTGGATCAACTCATTTATTTTTCAATAATAATTTAACAATTTTATAATGTCCATTTTCAGATGCCCATCTAATTGCCCATCTAATTGCTAATTTAAAATGTATTTTATTTTGAAAAAATATTCGTTTATCTTTTAATAATAATTTAACAACTTTATAATGTCCATTTTCAGATGCATTTATAATTGCTTGATTTTCACAGTCACTTGGATCAATTCTTTTATCTTTTAATAATAATTTAACAATTTTATAATATCCATTTTCAGATGCAGATATAATTGCATAATTATAACTATCACTTGGATCAACTCGTTTATCTTTCAACAACAATTTAACAACTTTATAATGTCCATTTTCAGATGCCCATCTAATTGCAAAATTATTAGAATTAATTGGATTAACTCGTTTATCTTTCAACAACAATTTAACAATTTTATAATATCCATTTAAAGATGCCCATCTAATTGCAAAATTATTATTATCACTTGGATCAACTCTTTTATCTTTTAATAATAATTTAACAACTTTATAATATCCAGTTTCAGATGCCCATCTAATTGCATAATTATGATCATTGCTAGGATTATTTCGTTTACATTTTAATAATAATTTAATAATTTTTAAATATCCTCTAGAAAATGCAATATTAAATATATAATCATTTTTATAAATATATTTTATTATATACAAATTATTTCGTAAAATATTTAAATATTTAAGACAATATTTATAAGATGAACATACATTTATCATTTGAAAATGATAGATATCAAACATTGATATAAGATCATTATATATTTTATACATTTTTAATAATTGATATTATAAATCAATTTTATTAAACTTATTTTATATTTTTATAAAATTAAAATAATAAAATTGAATTTATATTTAAAATAATAAAATTAAATATATATTTAAAATAATAAAATGTTTAAATTATATAATGATCTTATATCAATGATCACAATTGATAAATTTAAATTAAGTTATGAATATTATTCAACTAAAATAAATAAAATAAATTTAAAATTTATTCAAAATTACATGTATTTGTTTAAATTTATTGTTGATATTGAAAATATAAATGATATATTTAGATTGGCTGCAGATATTGGATTTATAAATTTAATTAAAATATTGATAAAAGATAAACGAGTTTATCCTAATAATAATAGAAATTATGCAATTAAATTAGCATCTGAACATGGACATTTAGAAATTGTAAAATTATTATTAAAAAACAAACATGTTAATCCAAGTGTAGAAGAAAATTATGCATTAGGAATGGCAGCTGAAAATGGATATTATAAAGTTGTTAAATTATTGTTAAAAGATAAACGAGTTAATCCTAGTGATAATGGAAATTATGCAATTGAATTAGCATCTGAAAATGGACATTATAAAGTTGTTAAATTATTATTAAAAGATAAACGAGTTGATCCAGGAGATAATAATAATTTTTCTCTTCAACAAACAATAAGTTATGGTCATTTAAAAATTGTTAAATTATTATTAAAAGATAAACGAGTTGATCCAAGTAATATTATTAATTCTGCAATTATATATGCATCTGAATATGGACATTATAAAATTGTTAAATTATTATTAAAAGATAAACGAGTTGATCCAAGTGATAGAAATAATTATGCGATTCAATTGGCATCTGAAAATGGACATTATAAAGTTGTTAAATTATTATTAAAAGATAAACGAGTTGATCCTAATGATAATAATAATTATGCAATTCGATATGCAACTGAAAATGGACATATAGAAATTGTTAAATTATTATCAAAAGATAAACGAATTGATATTAATTAAATTAAATTATATTTATTTTTTTTAATTGATAAAAAATAAAATAATTTTATTATTTTATAAAAATATAAAATAATAAAATTGAATATATATTTAAAATAATAAAATTAAATATATATTTAAAATAATAAAATGTTTAAATTATATAATGATCTTATATCAATGATCACAATTGATAAATTTGAATTAAGATATGACTATTATTCAACTAAAGTAAATAAAATAAATTTAAAATTTATTCAAAATTATATGTATTTGTTTAAATTTATTGTTGATATTGTTAATCTTAATGATATATTTAGATTGGCTGCAGAAATTGGATTTATAAATTTAATTAAAATATTGATAAAAGATAAACGAGTTTATCCTAATAGTAATAATAATTTTGCAATTCAATTTGCATCTGAAAATGGACATTATAAAGTTGTTAAATTATTATTAAAAGATAAACGAGTTGATCCAAGTGTAGAAGAAAATTCTGCAATTAAATGGGCATCTGAAAATGGATATTATAAAGTTGTTAAATTATTGTTAAAAGATAAACGAGTAAATCCAAATGATTGGAATAATTATGCAATTCGATATGCATCTAAAAATGGACATTTAGAAATTGTAAAATTATTATTAAAAGACAAACGAGTTGATCCAAGTGTAGAAGAAAATTCTGCAATTAGATATGCATCTAAACATGGACATTATAAAATTGTTAAATTATTATTAAAAGATAAACGAGTTGATCCAAGTGATGTTAATAATTATGCAATTCGATATGCATCTAAAAATGGACATTTAGAAGTTGTAAAATTATTATTAAAAGACAAACGAGTTAATCCAAATGTTAACAATAATTGTGCAATCCGGGTAGCATCTCGTTATGGATATCTAGAAATTGTTAAATTATTATTACAAGATAAACGAGTTGATCCAAGTGATGATAATAACTATGCAATTCAATATGCAACTGAAAAAGGACACACAGAAATTGTAAAATTATTATTAAAAGATAAAAGAATTGATATTAATTAAATTAAATTATATTTATTTTTTTTAATTGATAAAAAATAAAATAATTTTATTTAAATTAAAAAAATAATTTAATTAGCGAAAAATATGTTAGTTAAATATACAAAAGAATTGATAAAACTAATAAAAGATGAATACATGAATAAGTCAAATAAATATACTAATTATGATATACTTCAATGGGCAGCTGAAAAAGGTTATTTAGACATTGTTAAATTAGTATTAAATACTGGATTAGTTGATCCAAGTAATTGTGATAATTTAGCAATTAGCTTGGCAGCTGAAAATGGACATGATGACATTGTTGGAATATTATTGCAAGACAAACGAGTTGAATCAGAACCAGATTTTTATAATACTGCAATTGAAAATGCAATTAAAAAATTAGAATCTAAAAATCGTAATTTACTATTTTTGGATCAGTTTTTATATATTTAGATAATCGACTATAAGTTGATTTTGACTTAATTTCTAAAAAAAATTTTTATTTTTTATAAAAATAAAAATTGATTTTTATTATTAAATTATCAAAATTATATAATTAGCGAAAAATATAAATTGATTATATAATTAAACATTATAAAAATATTAAGAATGGATAACGATATTAAGGAAGACCTCGATAACGATATTGAGAACGACCTCGATATATTTTATATCGATTGTAATGTAGAATCAATCAAAATAAATATTGATAACTTATCGGTATTAATAGAACGTTATATCAAAAAATATAATAATTTAAAAAATGACAACATCGAATATTGGGTTGACTATTTATTAGAAGAATTATCCAAAAGGCTAAATTCATTTGAAATATTTAAATATTTTGTTGATAAAATTCCACAATATCAGATTAATAAGTGGGATATTGCTAGATTTTTTGAGGAACATATGAATGATACGAATGATATTATAAAATATATCATCGATTATAAGTTATATGATGATATTAGAGAAATATTGGTATCAGCATCAAATTTTCTAAATTATACAATTGTAAAATATATTTTTGATAAATATCCGAACATTTTCAAAGGATGTTTACAAGATATGATAAATGAAGTATATCACTGTATATGTGATGATATATTTGAATCACACTATTCTGATAATGATTATTCGGTTGATATTGATAATGATCCGACAGCTCAAATATTAAATCTTCTAATTGAAAATGGTGCAAATTTATCTGATGATCAAAAAGAATGGATTAATGAAATGAACTGTGAAGGATGTACATATAGTCTAGCAAGAAATTGTCATTTTGCACAATTAGTAGGGATAATTAATGATAATTTATAATAAAAATCTCATTATGATATTTAAAAATTGTTAAAACTATTATTGAAAGATATTAATGATAATTATGATAATTTATTAAAAAAAATATTTGAGAAATTGTATTTGATAAATGGTTATTTTGACTTAACTTCTAAAAAATTTTTTATTTTTTATAATAAATAAGTTTTTTAATAAGATCTCTATATTCGTTATAATCAAGAATATTAGAATTAATATTAATATTGATCATTGAAGAAAGATTATTATAAATTTCAAACATAATTACTATTCATATACATCTATTGTTAAATATTCACAATATTTATTTTTACAAAAGTTGTTTCAATACCTCAAGTTTTATTTTTCTCTTAGTTGGGAAAACTTTATCAACAGTTATTGAAAAAATTTCATCTAATAAACATGTTTCATACTTTATTAGTTTTTCATAATGTTTTTTCCCACTATAAACTTTATGTAATACTTTAATCGGAGAACATTCACTTCTAGCATTTACAAAATGAGTTGGATAAGGATTAAACTCTAATAATTTAACATTTAATTTTTTATTTATCATCAAATCAACTCCAAAAATATGAAAAGTCATTTTTCCCTTTTTGTTTTTAAGTTCACCAATAGATAATACTGATTCTTTTATAATTTTATTAATTTGTGGCGTTATTTTCTTTTTATAAAATCCTTTTCCCAATAATTTATCATATACTTCATTTGCAAAACCAAGTTTACCTATAAATTCATTTTTCTTTGGAGGTAAAGCAATATAGCAACCATCGTCATGATAAACCCATTTTGCCATTGACATATTTACCATACCAGTTGATTTATTTTTGACGCTTGAATATTCATTAATTTGTGAATTATATAAAGATGTTTCACCATTATATAGTACTATTATACAAACTGATCGTATAAAAGAATCTAAATCCGTATAACTTGTAATAAATTCTTGAAGTTGCCAATTTTTGAATTTGTGTTTATATTTTTGTAATTGTTTTTTCACATCATTATATTTGTTCGTTTTTAATTGTCCTTGTCTTTCATATCCTCCATTGGGCTTTAAATAATATTCTTGTTGTTTTTTGAATAATTTTTTATCTAAAGATCCTAAACTTATATCATGTGTTAATGGCAAATATTCTCTATCGCCATATTTTTTAATTATTGATTGAAATAGTTCTTTTTTATCACTTAATTTAACAATAGATTTGGAAAATATATAGTCTAGTATACCAATTTTAAAATCACCGCTGATTTTACTTCTATTACAATTTTGTTTTATGAATTTTTTCCAACATGTTTTTAAATCTGAACAAGTACGATAATATGCTGATATTATACACAAATCTAGATCATAATTGGAAGTATTAATTGGTTCCCAATTACCTCGTTTATTTAAGGTAGTATAAATAAGATATTTAGAAAAATTAGTACTTTTATAATAATATCGTTTAATTTCTTTATCGTTCATTTATATATATATATATACATAATTATTTTTTAAAATTTATATTATAATATCATAGTATATCTAAATAATTTATACATTTTTAATAATTATATAAATTAATTATTTTTTTATTGAAAAAAAATAAAATATTTTTTATTTTTTAAAATTTTTTAAGATTTTAATAATATTATCATTTTCACCATTTTTATTAGTTTCAATATGGAAATTTATTCCAGATTCAATTATTTTATTAATATTCTTATTTGTTTTAAATTTTTTACGATTTATTAATAATTTAATAATTTTATAATGTTTACTAAATACTATTGTATTTAATATAAGAGAATTTTTAAGAATATATAGATCTAGTCCTGGGAACTTTTTCAAAAGATATTTAGCAATTTTATAATGTCCATTTAAACATGCCCAACTAAATGGATAATTAGACTCACAATATATATCAACTCTTTTATCTTTTGATAATAATTTAACAATTTTATAATTACCGAATTTAGATGCATATCTAATTGGTTGATTTTCATTAATACTAGGATCAACTCTTTTATCTTTTAATAATAATTTAACAATTTTGTAATATCCTTTTTCAGATGCAAATTGAATTGCAAAATTGTTATCAAGACTTGGATCAGCATTTTCATCTTTTAATATTAATTTAATGGCTTTATAATAACCATTTACCGAAGATATTCGTATAGTTTTTTCAATATAATGGTTTTTTTCTGTTTTAGGTACTACTTTTTTAAAAATATATTTAATGATTTTATAATTTTGTTTAAATAACAAATTATATTTAAATATAGGAAATATATTAATTATAAATGGTAATATGTAAAATTTATTGTATTGTTCCATATAATCTAGGCTTTGATTATAAATAAGATTATTAATTAATTTTATTTTTATATTATATAATAAATCATTATACAATTTATACATTTTTAATAATTATTTAGAATAATCAATTTTATTAATAAAAAAAGAAAATTGATTAAAAATAATCAAGTTTTCTTTTTTTCAATATATTAATTTCTAAGTTTAATTTCAATTCCTAATTGATTTGCAATAAATGAAACAGGAAGAGTATATAATCTTTTCTTTACCATACCAATAGTTATATTAATTTTTGTATTAATATATATTTCATGCATTATTTCACACATTAATAGATTGTTTGCTTCTTTATTCTTTAAATAATTGAAAATATAATCATTATATATTTCCATAACATATTTATACAATGTGTCTTTTATATTATTATATATTTTAATCCAATATGTAGAATAATATTTAATAAATGTTGAATCATAACCTTTTATTATAACATTTAAAATACAATAATATAAATTATTGGAATCACATAGAATTTTTAATCTATTTTCATATGATTTAGAAAAAAGCATATAATTAATGTTTTTCTTAAATACAATTAATCCACAACGTTCACATGTCAATCTATTAAGTATTGGTTCTAATTTTGATTTAACAATTGTTTTTGTGTTAAACATTTTATCATCTGAATCTAAATCAACATATCCAAGATATTTTACTAGTACTTTCTTACCATATATGATATAATTTATCAAATTTGGAGAATAAAATGTAAAGAAATAAGTATAGCGTTTATTACTTAATTTTATTTTATTTGGTATAGTAAATTCTTTTTTAAACACTTCTAATAAACTATGTTGTTCAATTTTTTCATTTATGATTTTATTTGAAATTCTTGTATTATCATTAATGTCTATCATGTTACTTGTTGTATAATTCCATTTATTATTATACCAATAAGCCCTAATAGTTACTCCATTTAGAATTGGAGCATATTTATATACAATATCATCTTTTAAAAAGTCTTTTATATTTTCAATTTCATCTTGTTTAATTTTTTTAGTTATACCAATATCCGCACACACGAGTTTTCCAGCATAATTGAATATTTGTGATTGTCCTATAATTGTTTTATCTTTTGGTATTTGAATAAATAATTTTTTATTTTGATCATAATTAATATTATAATATTCTCCTCCAAACTTATCTATTATAGTTTTTAAATCCATTTTGTCTTATATAATAATGTAATTAAACTTTACTGTAAAATTTATTTAAATTTGATTATATAAAAATGTCAAAGATTAAATCTATTGACAGATTAAATTATGATGAAAGAATAACAAAATTTAAAATATTAACAAATAATGATGATTATGCTTTTATGTTTAATACAACTTATGAATCGTTTCAAAAAACAAGACAAAAATTTATAATGTATGCTACAATAATATTAAAATATGATAAATTGTCATTTAATAATAAATTAAATATTTTAACAAAATATATAAATATTTCATTATTAAATATTTCAAATAAACAAAAATATCCAGAAGTATTTATTGACGAAAATACTCTTGGTATTGATAATAAAAATAAATATATGATAATTGATAAAAACCAAAAATTGAAGAATATTTATTTATATAAAGTTGAAAATATGGATTTATTTGAAAATGTAAGTAAAATAAATAATGGAAAGTGTATATTTAAAAGACCAATTGATACAGTTCCAACATTTGAATTTGTAAAATATGATATTTCAAATATAGATGAATTGTTTGATTTTTTTAAATATAAATCAATAAATATATCTGATATAGTTTTTGATAATAATTTTTATGATTTATTGTGTACTGTTAATTACAGTTATAAAAAACTTAAAAATTATTTAAAAAATGATGGAGCCATTATAAATAGTCCAGATTTACCACATTATATTTCATATTTATCTTTATTAACACAAAAATACGATAAAGTAGTTTATGAAAATATTTCTAATGCAAATGATAAAATTATTGATAATGAATCTCAATATTATGATACATTTTTCATTAAACACGAATTAGCTTCAGATGTTTATTCTGAATTACAAAGTTATAAAGATTTTACATACATAAAAGAAAAAATTAATTATATTCTCAATTCTGATGTATTTATAATTATTATGTATAATGAAGATAGAATATTACAATCGATTGATATGGAATTTTCATATATAATATCAATGTTTATGAAAAAAATTAAAAATATTGATAAAATTAAAGTAATAACGGATACAATATTAATTTTAATTATTTTATCAATTTTAATGAATGAAGCAATTAATTTAAATATAAGAATAAATACTGATTCATTATTATATAAATCTTTTCCAAAAGTTTACAATAATTTATCTATAATTAATTATTATATAGAATTTATGATCTATATATTTAAAAATTTATATTCAAAGAAGATATTTAATTCATTGAAAAACATCGGATTAAATAATAAAAATTTGATAAAATTAATTTATGAAAAAATAGCTGTAGATAAAATTGTTAAATTACAACAAAAAATTTCATACAATGTTATAGTAACACCATTTAATAAACAAATTAATTCATATAATAAATTTTTAACATTAAGAACCGCAAATATAAAATTTTATTTAAAATTGAAAGCTAAAAAATATATTATTGTGAAAGATTTAATGAGAATAATATTCAATAAAATATCTAATAAAAGTCCACAAGAAATTGTTGAATATAGTACAAAAGTATTGAATAACGCTAAGATGAAAAAGAAAAAGATTATTAAACAATTTAAATATAAAAAAATAAAAATTTTATCAAAAATAAAATCAAATATTAAATCAAATTATGAAAATAGATTAAATAATCTACTCGTAGAATTTAATAAATATAATGTAAAATTTTCTAAAAAATATATTAAAAGATTATTAAATTATGGATTTATGACAAATAAAATTAATGAAGATACTAAATATTATAAAATTATGAAAACCAAACAAATGACTCTTAAATATGTTAATTTAGCAATAATATTAACTAAAACTGCGATAAATGAATTCTTAGTAATAAATATAAATAAAAATAAATTTTTAAATCCTTATTTTTCAAAACTTAATGAAATTTGGATTAATGATAAATATAAGTATTGGGATAGATTAAAGTATCTATTATTTTCAATAATTTATAAATTTATTAAAAATAATAAAAAACCTGGAAGTTCTTTAAGTCGATTATTTTTATTGAATAAAATTGAAGAATTAGAGAAAATTGATATTTCGCAATTCTCACTTGAACGAAAACGTTCAAAAGAAATGGAATTAAGAGAACAAAGAATAGATGCTTTTTATAATTTAACACCAGAAATTAAAATTGACGCATCATTTGAACAAATGACTCAAATTGAAAAAAATAATTTCTTAGATAGAATTATTAAAGAAAAAACAAATATTTTTAATATTGAAGATTAAATTACATAAGATCAGAATCATCTTCCATCTCATCTAAAGTACTTGGTTGCATATTGCCACCACCTTCTCTATCATCTCTATATTCTGCGTCAGCTTCCCCAGTTTCTAATTCATGATGTAAATTATCTAAAGATTCATCTATTTCTTGATGCCGTTTATTATTTTTTTTGGTAGTTTTATTTTTTTTCTTTGAATTTATAAACATAATTGTTATAATTCCTCCAACAATAAGAACTATTATTATTATTATTGCAATAATAATTGTTGTCATATGTTTATTAAATAGATTTATCAACATGCCTTTATCGTTGTTATTTGGTAATTCGATTGTTTCAATTCCGTTGGTTTCCATATTGTTTGTTATATATTTCAAAAATGAATTTATATTCAATTAGATATTGAATGTCCAACAATTTTACTTTTCCAATATTTATCATAAGATATCTTTGAAACAAAAGGCTTTTTCAATGATTTATTAACCATTAAATGATATTTATATAACCATTCAATTAATTTATCTCTTCCAGATAAATATGTTCCAGATAATGGAAATTTTTTTAATAATTGTTTTGAATGTTTTCTACATACAGGACAAGATATTTTTGTTAATGATAAAGTAAATAAATATTTATATTCTCTTTTTTCTTCTTTTGAAAAGAATTTTGGAGAACTAAATGCATAAATAGCTAAATTTGACCATATTAATCTTCCATGTTTAGAACTATCGAAATTCCATCTTTTAGACATTATATATATAATGATAAAATATTTAAACACCAATGATTTTAAACTTTACAATGTTAAATCATTAATGAAATATGAAATAATACCAAAAAATAAACATATTACTAAAATATTATTAGAATTGAATAATAAAATTATTGGACAAGTACGATATGGAAAAAATATTAGTAAAAATAAAGATTTATATATTGTTAATTTAAATAAATGTAATTTATTATATACATATTTTATTTTAAATTAATTAATTTTATTATTTTTTTTTAATAAAGTATAAAATTATATTTGTTATATATTATGTCTACATCTAAAATTGATAAAAAAAATAAAAAAAATAAAAATAAATTTATTCCAGTACGAGATTTTGAAATAAATACAAGAAATATATGGCCGATTTCATCAGAAGATTACAATACAAAAGAAATAAATTACATAGAAAGTAAAGAATCATTATTATATTTTGAATGTGAAAATAAAACTACATTAATGGTTGCATTTAAACATTTGTTAACTGAAAATGATAATTATGTTCAATTAGATGTTGATAAAACTGGCATATTAATACATTTAGAATTAAGAAATCATGATTATCAAATGAAATTATATGCATCAAAATTTAAAAAATATATGGTATCAAAGCCTTTTAGAAGAATTTTAAATATAAAAGACATTAATGATGTATTGAAAGTATTAGACTCAAAAGAAACAATAGGAATAGAATTATTTAGTTGTCAATATAAAACTACAACAATACGAGTAACTTTATCTCCAAATATCAAAGAATCTGTATCCGAAGATATACATTTTAAATTACCAAATAAAATGTCATTAACAAATCAAACAGAAGATAATAAAAGTTATATAAAGAAAATACCAAATTATATAATTATATTGAGTGCAGATAGTTTTAATGCAAAATTATCTAATATGATTAAAATAACTAATACTAAAAAAATAAAATTCATAATGTTAAATGATAAATTGACAATTGAAGGAAAATCAATAGATGATAAAGTTTATGAAGCTAAATACACAGTTAAAAATGAAACTTTATATATTTCTTCAAAAAACAAAACATTATTTAAAGGTATATATTATTTGAAACTTTTAAGTCAATATAGTACTTTACATAAAATTAGTAAGAAATTTGTGAAATTGTACTTAACAAAAGATGCTCCATTGATAGTTGAATATAATATAGGGAATTTAGGAGTTATACAAATATTTATAAAAAAATATATTGAGGAACAATAAAAATGATTTTATTATATATTATAATAAGATGTATATATTATATAAAGACATTTTAACTGGTTTAAATGCCAGTTCAGATAATTTATATTCATTACAATTCACATATTCGCATTATGATATTATTAAAAATTATTTATCATCATTAAAATTTAAAAAATCATTTCGAACTAATAAAGTTGTGCAATCAATAACAAATATTTACTATAATAGCAATATTTATGAACAATATTCAACATATATGAAAGTTATATTATTATCAATTAAATATAATTACATATCTAAAGATGATGCTTTGGTATCAGATTTTTTTACCAAAGTCAATATAAGAGAAGTATTATTAAATGATAATTTAAAATTTATATTAAATTTAGTGATTGATTTTATTATAAAAGGTATTATCAAATTGGATAAAATAACTTTATATAAATTACTAAAAAACATAAATTATAAACAATTTAAAAAATTATATAAAAATGATGTAATTTGTAATAATATTAAATTAATTTTTCAAGCTGACACACCTTTTTATAATAGAAAGTTTTTTAAAGAATTATTTAAATTTAAAAAAATAAATATTATTATAAATAATTTAATTAATGAAAATACAGATACACCTATATTAGATAATGTTTTAAGGATTGCGATTAATACTAATAATAGTTATATTGTTAAAAAAATTTTAAATTATAATAGAATAAATTTTGAATTTAGTTACGGATTTATTCCAAAAAATTTTAAAATATTTAAAATGTTATTTAAATATAGTAAAATAGAAAAATCTAATAAATTAATGGATAAATTATTTATTAAATTATACAGTTTTCATAAATATAACATAAAAATATTAAAATATATGTTTAAAAAAATAAAATGTTTTGATAATATCAAAGTATATTGTTTTATACCACGTTTACCAATTGAATTGATGATTAAATCTATTGAAAATACCATTTTTGGAAATAGAGAATTGAAATTGTTAATTAATAAATATATAAGAGAAAATAATATAGAAATAATAAAAATTATATTAGATTCTTACAATAGAAACACAATAAGAAATATTTTTAGTTGTGGATGTTATAAAAACTTATTTTTATATAGTAAATTGGAAACAATAAATTTATTATTTTCAAATATTATATATGAAAATGATCAAGATAATATATTATTCAATAATAATGATATTGAAAATAAATTTGAATATATTGTAAAAAAAATAAATGGCACATATAAACTTCGGTCCTTAATGATTTATATTTGTGAAGAACATATTGATATATCTAAAAAAATAAAATTAATCAAAATAATAATGTTATATTTTAAAGAAAGGTATATTAAATCAATTAATAAAAATAACATCGATGTTATTAAAATATTAAGTGATTATAAAAATATTAAGTTTAGCTTAAATGATTATTATTATCAAAAAAGGATTGATGAAAAAACTTTAATTAAAATAATAAATTTAAATTTAAATATCGATAAAGAAAGTTTATTAGAATATGCTATGAAATATACATATTTTGATGCTATGAAATTATTATTTAATTGTGGTATTACTTCTACTATGGAAAATCTTGTTGTACAACTATATGATGACAATGATTATGAAAATGGAGATATTATTGATATTGAAAATTGGAATGAATATATTAAAAATTATTCAACAAAATTTTATTATAGAAAAAAATATAAAAAATTAGAAATAATATCAAATAAAGTTATAGTTAAAAATAAAGTTACCACAAAATGGGCAACTAATTTAGGATTAATATAATATTTTTTGTTTATTTTTTAAATTTAAGAAATCTTAATTTTTCTAATTTATTTCTATTTATAACATCATATATTTTCAATATTTTTATTTTTTTATGATATTTATAACTTTTTGATGTCACTTTTTTTCTAAAAAGTGACTTTAATTAAATAAATTATAAATTAAATAATAAAAAAAATAAAATTGATTTTAATAATAAATTTTATACAATACAAACTTAAGTGTAAAAAATAAAAAAATATTTTACTAAAGCTTTTTAAAATATAAACTATATAGATTAAAGATGTTAAGAGTTATGAATGATGATCAAAAAAGTAGAATTGTTGCAAGTATCGGATATTTAAAAACAGATATTCAATGTTTTCAAGATGCAGACAAGTGGGATGAATCAGCAATTGATAAATTGTTGAAATGTTGTGATAAGTTAGTTACTGGCATTAAATTGGTTGGAACTGAAGGCAAATATAGTTTTGCACCAAAGGTTGTTGTTAAACCTGATCTATCATACAAAAGAAAGCTTCAAAAGATTCTTTCTACATATCCTGGTGATGAAGAAACCGGAGTTCCAGCTTATCCAAAGAGTTTAAACGCTTCGACAGAATATTCTGATCAAAGAAAGGCTGAAGGCATTGAACAAGAATTAAATTCAAGAATTGGTCACGCTGTGAATGATAGAGAAAAATATAGAGATATCAATAAAATTAAGTTATTGACATCTAGATTGACTGAATTGTGGGATAAACATTATTTTGATATTCAAAAATATGATCCACAACAACATGAAGTTATCATGAAACTATTGATGAGTGAAAATATTCCATTGAAGACTAAAACTGGTGAACCTGATTTAAATGAATTTGGTGTACAAAAAATTAAACAAAAACTAGGTTTAATTGATGTTTTGAAGGATATGGAATTTACAAGTGATACTAAGAAAATTAAGGCAGAATTTATTAAGAAACTTATTTCACTTGAATGGGCTCTTGTAACTCCACGTTATAAGAAGAAGAGAGGTTATGAATTGAAGAAACAGAAAGAAAAAAATGAATTAATTATTGTTGAAATCAAGAAGAGTACACATTATCAACAATATGAAAAAGATAAGCTCCAACAACTTAATTCTAAAACTAAGCCAAAGAAATCTAAGAAAACAAGTTCGATTAGATTAAAAATCAATGATTACAATACTAAATATGAAAGTACTGAAGAAAAATTTACAACAAATAATGTTGTTTCTAATTCATTAGGAAGTAACAGATTTAATTTTAGTAATCAAATGTAAATGATTTAATCCATTTAATTTCCAAATATAAAATATCTAACATTTCATTAGATATTTTTTTTAATTTATATTTTTTATCACTTATTAATATTTCACCTATTAAATCATGATATTTTTCTATAATACTATAAATGCTAACTGTTGATTTATATAAATTTAATGAAAATGTATATTTAAGTGAACCAAGAAATTTATATAAATCAATAAAATGAGTATTTAATTTAAATCTTTCAATATTTGATATATTATTCATAGTAAACAATGGAAAATATCTTTTATAAAAATTTATCAAAGTTTGATCTTTTATTCCAATTTCACCATATTCCCAATCACTAATAGCAACATCTAAAGAATTTTTACTTTCATTTACTAAAATATTTTTAAGATGTAAATCATTGTGAAATATATTATATTTTTTTAATAAAATGTTTTCTTTGATAACAACATCAATAATAAATAAAATATTATCCAAAAAATATGAATTAGCTATAGGATATTCTACCAAAAGTGTATATAGATTAAATGAAAAAAATTCTTGAAATGATATTATATGTTTTTTATGTTTTGAAATTTTGAAAGTATATGGAATATGTTGTATTATTTTACTTTCATATAATTTATTTAATTTTTTTGTTAAGTTGATTTCATTTGTATTTTTCAATATTTCTTTTTGTTTTTTTGTATAAATAAAATCTAATTTTACATTTTCATATATTTCTATTGGATATTGTTTAAATAATAATTTTGAATTTTTAATCAATTTATTCTTAATTTTGAGGAAAAATAAAAGTTTTTCATCAAATGATGAAAATTGTGAAACAACTTTAAAATCTTTTTTAATCAGTTGAGGTTGTTCCTTCTTGATCTTCAATAAATTCATAACCAATAATTAAAGAACTTTTCTTTATATAGGTAGTTTTAAAATTTTCTTCTAAATATTCTTTTAGACTATTCATATTTACTTGATATTTAATTCCAACATATATATTTTTCCATGCATCAAATTGTCGTTTAATTTGAAGTAATGTTATTTTATTATTAACATCTTCACTTTTCTTTATTTTTTGTTTAACAAAATTACCAATATGATTATCTCTATGAACAAATTCCATAGAATCTCTTAAAACAGATTCAGGTGTTTTAATTTTTTTACCATATACATTATTTATAAACAAATACATTAATAAACTCATCATTAAAGGTCCCCATGATTGTATATCTGATAAAATATCACAATCTAATTGTATTTCATCTAATTCAGGATTTGGATTTTCTTTAAATGTTTTCAAATATTTATTAACAATAAAACGTCTTTCTGATGAATGAGTAAATTCATTTAAACCAGGAATTGAATTAACTTGAAATATTATTCTCCACATTGGAACAAAATATACAAATGGTTCATATAAATCTCTGCCACCCATCAATTCATTTCCTGATGTTGTTTTAACGGTTTTCATATTGAATCTAGAATGTTTAGGTGCTTCATTAATTAAAAGAAGTCTACATTTTCTCACTTGCATAATTTCAGGAGTTGCTTGACCTGATTGTTTAGTTTTTCCAACAAAATATTCTGCATCAACTATACCAAAATAAACATCAAGAGCTAATTTCATAAGTGTATAAAATACACTTTTTCCATTTCCACCTAAACCGTAATCTATATAAACTAGTGAACTAGTCCTATTTCCAGGTAAAAAACTTGCAGAGGTCAACATTTTCCATGTATAATTTTCACCATGTATATCTTTCAATATTTTAACCATACTTTTAGCCGGTTCAGTATCTTTAACCTTTTCCCAAGGTTTTGGATAATTATATGAAATTTTCTGAGATAACATGTCATCTTTTCGCCCAGGTCTAAACCTAAATGGATGTGTTAATTCCAAAATACCATCATTAAATGCTAATAAATTAATATCTAAATCTAATTTCTGACTAAACATTGGATAATCAATATTTTCCTTAAATGTTTTAGTTATTGCATTTGAACCAGAATTACTTCTGAAATTTTTATTAATAACATTTCTCAATAAATTTATTGTATAAATATTATTTTTATTACTTTCATTAGCTTCATTTTCAATTTTTTTATATGCATATTTCAATGATTTATTATTTATATTTTTATCACTAAAAGTATTCTTCAATTTATCATTTATTGCATTATCTGTATTCATTTTTTCTGATGTAATCAAATGTAATACTTCTGTGTATAATTCTGATAATTCATTATAAATTTTTTGTTTAATAGTTGAATCACCATTACATCTATTCCAAATATGATCTTTAAATTCATATAAAGTACATTTTCCAGTTTTATCAAATTGTGATCTAAAATTATCTCCAGTTATTTTTTGTAAATAACTAGCATATTTATATTCAGATTGCCATAATTCATTATGTTTTATTGATAAATATATTTCATATGCCATATGTTTATTCATAATTTTCTTATGATTTTTTAAATCATCTTCAGCTGACCAATTTATCAATCTTTCACATTTCCAATTGAAAGAATCTCTAATTGTTTTTACAAAACTATCAATTCTATTATCAATATTTGGTTTATTTTTAAATCTTTCTTTCAATTTATTAATAATTGAAACATGAGATTTTGATATTGATAAACAACACAAAACAAGATCTCTAAACCCAGATGAATTAGCTGAGCCACCATATGGTTGTCTTTTTTGTATATTTATATTATCAATCAAATCTAACATTAATAAAATTAATGGTCCATTTATAACAGTTTTATTAATACTAATTGCCGGTTTTTTATTTATTTTATTATTAATTTTATTCAATATATCCTTATTTATTTGTGTTCTATCATATTTTCCATGAATACTTAAATATTGAGGAATTTCATTATTTTTAATATTTGGAACTATTGATATGTTATTTTCAATAAGTTTTACATTATTTAAATCATATACATATCTAATTAAATATGGTGGATCAACTCCACACATTTTACTAGATTTAGAACAACCATATAATGTCCATGGAGATTTTTTCCTATACATATTCTTATCAACAACATCTTCTAAATTTTGATCATTAAAAAAATCCATATCAGTCAAATTGTCCAATAATAATTCTCTTATATACATATGAGTATCACAATCAACAATTATACCAGGAAGCATAATATGCATACCATCTTTTACTATTTTTCCATTATTGATAAGTTTTGGTTTATCTTTTAACATAATAATAATATTAGGATCAAAATCTATACTATTTAATACATTATCATCATATAGTTTATATAAAATGTCATGTAATATTGTACAAAATTCTTTACATAGCGATTTATTGAAAAATGCTGGTCTTATATCATTATTGTAATATTCAATATCCTTTTTAATATCTATATCAATCCTAAATGGGCCAAATTCTTCAGATAATTGTATCCATGATTGTTGTTTTTTCTCAATAACACAATTGCCCCAATGTTTGAGAAATTCAAATTCAGATTCTGTATCTAAATTAAAATTACATCCATATCTCTTTAAAGTTGGTAATCTTCTATAATTCGCTTGAGCCTTTTTTTCTTCATCGTTGTATGGAATTGTACACTTATTTATGATATTAGATGCAAGAATTAAAGAATTTTGCATATGATTATGTTTATAATATATTAAAACTTAAATCAATTTTAATAAAAAAAAATAAGTTTTAATATAAAATTAATAATCTTGATTATTATCTAATGTTATAATTTTAACAGATTTAAAGCCTTCTAACCAGATTTTAAGTTTGTTATATTTATTTATTAATACATCTAAATAATCTTCTGATATATTTTTCTCAGATTCTCGTCCTCTGTTAGTTATTCTTTGTTTAGATTTCTTTGAACTAGTATTTACAAAAATGTATGTACAGTTACCCCATATTGGAGAATTTTTATAAGCATTTATAAAATTCTTTGTTAATATTAATTTTTCTGCAGTAGAAATTGCTAAAACTTCTTTTCCAGTTAATATCCATTTACCAGATTCTAAATCATTTTCATTATCACAAACAAATTTCTTTTCTGGCCATTTTGTTGTATATAATGTTTCACCAAATACTTTGCAACAATCTTGGATTCCTCGTTCAATCAAATGTACGGCAGTTGGTTCATTTTTGAAAATTTCCATTATATTTTCAGCAATTTGTTGTTTATCATTCCACGATATACTTTGTAAAGTAAATGCTGATCCTGGAATTTGATCATAAAATTGTTGTAAATTAAACAAATAAACTCTTTCTCTCCAAACATATACTTTAACTCCTATTTCTCTCAATTGTTTAGCATGTTTTTCAATAATATAAGATTTACCTACACCAATTGATCCGCCATAGATTCTTACATCAGGAACGGGAATATTACTTTTATATTTTAATGTTATTTTTTTATACATGATAATAGTAAATATAAGAACAAATATGACACTAATAATTGATATAAAATCTAAATTTATAAACATTTAATATTTGATATATCATTATATAAAATCAATTTTATAACAAAATACAAAAATTATTTTTTAATATAATTACCTTTTTCATCATAATTTCTATGTTCTATTTTATAACCACATTCTAAATAATATTCTAAACGTAATTGATAATGATTTATAAAAAATGTCGTCATGTCGTTGATTATCCATATTTCAGGTGATATTTCCCATTTTCTACGTAATATTCTTCCAGTTAATTGTTCCAATGATTCAGAATGTTTTCCATGATCTTTTGTTTTGAAAGAATTAATTAAAATCATTCTATTTGTTGTTTCAATATCAAGTCCTTGTTTTCCCATTAATAAAGAACAAAATATTAACTTTTTATCATATGAAGCTTCAACTATGTTTTTTATTTCTTTAGTTTGTGAACTAATACCTAAAATTATCCCAACATCATATTTCTTTTCTTTGAATAAATTATATAAATACCAAAGTTGTTGTATTCTTTGTGCCATTACCAATATAGTTTGTGATTTTTTATCATTGTATATTTTTTCAATATTTGAGGTAATAATTTGATTTCTATATTTATCTTTACAAGTATTTGTTATCATTTGTGAATATGCTATATCATATTTTTTTGTTTTAACTATTTTTGTTATTTCTTTATTTCCAGTATAGTTTATCATAATAACTTTTGGTAATTTTCCATTATAACAAGTATCTTTTCTATAAACTATATCTCCAACGAACCATTGAATTAAATAATCTAATTTATCTGGACGTGTAATTGTTGCAGTTAAACCTAAAATATAACGCCTACTTATAAAATAAAACATTTTTATCCATGTTTTAGTCATATATAAATGTATTTCATCAATTATAACAAATCCAATCTCATTAAATACTATACTTTTAAATTTACCTTTATGTAGTGCGTGATGCATTGTTAAAATTATATCATTATTTGATATTAATTCTTTTGCAGTTTCAATTGACATTCTACTTATTAAAATCCCTATTTTATTATTAAATAATGATTTAATAACATTATTCCATTGTATAATAGCTGCTCCAGAATTTACAACAATTAATGTCTTTTTTCCAATCATAGAAGCACAACATAAAGATGTTAATGTTTTACCAGATCCGCAAGCCATTTTTAATATACCTCCTAATTTTCCATTTAAATATGAATTTTTTACATTTTCAACAGCCGATTGTTGATAATCTCTTAATTTAATATTCAATATATCTAATTTTACATCTGTTCCTAATGTTATATTTTTTATATTTATTTCTTTATTATTAAAAATTGTAATAGCTTTATTTCGTGGAATTCCTATATATTTTTTAGTTTTTTTACAAACTGAAAATGATTTACCTTTTTTTGCATATTTTTTATTTTCAACATATTTAGATACAAACATCAAAGATTTTCTATCATGAGTTTCTAATTTATTAAATTGCCCATTTGATAACCATAACCATCCATCTGATTGAAGTTCAAGTGCAATCATAATAAAATTGATTAATATATAAAAATAATTAACAATATGTTTGGTATATTAAATAATATAAAATATATTTATAAAGAATCAGAAGGTTGTTGGTTTTTATATCATGGAAACAAAATAAAAGATAACAATATTATCAATTTAAAACAATCTAATAAAAAATTAATAACATTTTATAATAATAATATTTGTTATGATATTGAAAATAAAAAATATAGAAAATTAGTTTATACTGATTATATTTTTGAAAAAATGAAATATAAATATAATCAAGATATTTATAATGATAAATCTATTATAATGTTGAAAAAAATATTTAAATCTGATAACTATAAATATTTTTTATCAATATTTGAGACAATATATAATTTTAAATCAAACAAATTATTTATAGTAGCTTATTCTGAAAGATTATATAATTTATTATATAATTTATTTGAACCATTGGCAAGTGTTATTATTTATGATAATACTTATAAATTGAAAAAAAAGAATGATATTTATGGTATAACTTTCTTTAAATCAGATAATATAATTTCATTAGACGATTCATTAAGTTATTTTATAAATAGTAAATTAAAAGTGGTTATTATTTCTCAATATATATTTTCAAATAAAATTGATAAAATAAAAGCTGATAATAGTAAAATTATCAATAGTCTTAAATATAATAATGAATTTAATATAATTGAATTAGATGATGATGATAATAATTATTTTTATGGATCAATTGATAATGGAAATTTAATAAGAGAATTAATTAAGAAAAATACGGTCTATATTTAAATTTATATTTTTCTGCTTGACATAACATATGTTTATTTATTACATTCCATTCACCTGGTTTATAATCATTTGTTATTTTATTTTCATTAGATTTCCATAAACAATCTGATGATTGATTATTATTTGAATATAAAGTTAATATAAATTGCAATATATATCCAGGTTCATATGAAAAACTATAACATGGAAAACTATTAAAGTATTCTTTTCCTTCATGAACATAAAATTCCAATAATTGAGGTAAAAATATTAAATATAATGTTTCTAATGGCATATATTTAAATTTTTTCAATGCTTTAAATGCTCCATGCGCCATTTTCTTTCTGGCTTCTCTATCATTTTTGAATTTATTTCTATCAATAGAAGAATTGTTAGCATTTATTCTTTCATTGAATTTTCTTTTATCATTTGCATCATTTACAAGCATATTATAATCAGATTTAACCATATCTCTTGTTGTCAAAAATATCAACATTGGTCCTAATATTTTATGGGCTTTATTTATAAATGTTCCCATTTTATTAAATGATCCATTTTTAACTGAATTTCCACCATATTGCTTAAAAAGTACTAAGAAATCTTTTTGTGTCCAATTAACGGGTCTTGGAAATATAAAAACTAATTGTTTTTGATATTTTTTTCTCATACTACCGTGCCAAACAAAAGATATTTGCAATTGATTAGTTTCAAATAATCCTGACAATTTATCTTTACAATTGAAAATATTCATATGAAATGGTAATGGAAACAATGCATCTTTAATCAATTGTTTATCTGGCAATATATTTTTATCAATATCTATAACTTTATGATAATTTGCATTATGAATGTATAAACATTTAACCATTGTATAAATAAAAATATAATTTAATTTTTATTAAAATATAATATATATAATAATGGGTATTGTAGATGATATAACGAGGCCGATTACAAATGTAATAAATAATGTTAAAAATGGTATAACACGTGAAATCAATGTAGTGAAAACTGATATAACTGATATTGAAAAAAATATAACAAAAGATATTGTTAAATTAAGTAATGAGTTAACTCAATTAAAAAATGAAGTCAAAAATATTTCAACAAATGTTGGTCATATTCCTAAAAAATTTATATCATTTGAACAAAAATTAGAAAATTCGGTTGCTGGAATTACTAATTCAGTAGGAGGTAAGATTGTTAATTTAGAAAGAGGTATTAAATCACATGTTGGTTCAAAAATTTCTGGAATAGAAAGTAAAGTATCTGGTTTAATAAATACTAGTATGGCAAATATTCTAAGTAAAATTAAAAATTCATTAGCAGAGCTTGAACATAGTATATTTAAGAAAATCTCAACAGAATTTGTGAATTTTTCACATAGTTTTGAAAAATTAATTTTACAAAAAATACCTGATTTAATATTGAAAATAGAACAAGCTGTATTTAAGAAATTATCTCCAATAATAAAGAAAGTGGAAACTGCTATTGCAAATGAATCAAAAGTTATTATAGATAGAATTAAGTCAATTGAAAAAGGTATTGTGAAAATTGTTGAAACAACTGTTACAAAATTAACTACTAAATTTATAGGAGTAGTAAATAAAGTTAAAGTAGAAATAACAAAGGATATTTCTGTCATAAAGGGAGAATTAACCAAAGATTTTTCAATTATAAAGAAAGAAATTAATAAAGATATTTCTCTTATAAAAAATGAAATAACAAAAGATATCTCTACTATGAAAACTTTATTTAATAAAGCTTTTGATGAATTTAAAAATAAATTAAAAGAAATTGATGCATTTGTTGGTAAAGAAGTGAAAAAATTATGGGTGGATTATATTGAACCAGGATTGAAGAAATTAGAAAATGAATTAATTGAAAATCCAAAGAAAAAAATAAAAGATTTCTTTTATAATTTATTGAAAAAAATATTAATTTTTATAATTTTAATTATATTAGGAGTATTTGCATATAAACGTTATCGTCGTTAGTTTTTAAACTTGTCGTGGATGATGATCATAATAACCCATTGCATCCATATAGGATTTTTGTGGAATTCGATTATAAATAGCTGTTTCTTGTGGAGCACCATAAGCATAACCATCAATGGTTTTATTATTTTCTCCAATTGCAACACGTAATCTATTTCTTGAATAATTATCATGAAAATATTTTTCCTCTCTATCAAGATATTGAGTTGGATCATTATTCCAATCATTAATGGAATTTAACATATTTGTTGTATTTTTTGATCTAACATTCACATTTGTTAATTTTATTTTTTTACGGTCTCGTAATCTATGTGTTTTACTTTTAATTATATTTTCAACTCTATCAGACAATTTCATTTCATTATCGTATCTTTCTCTATATTTGTTTTGATCATCAGTCCATTTGACAACATTTTGATCATATATATGATTTCTAATGCTATTCGATGATTCAAATCGTTCAGGATTATATGATGTCATATTTTCTTTTGACACATTGTAAATATCTTTAAAATATTTTTTATTATTTTTGGCATAATGTTTAGTTATATAAATAATTTCCATTAATACTAAAGAAAATAAACTTATCATTATTAATGTTTTAATTAATTTATTATCCCAAAAAATAATAAGAGCAATCACTAAATATATAATTGATCTCATAATTGAGTTCATTAAATCTACTTTACAAACATTTTTACCTTTTTTCCAAAAAATTATAGGAAATATATCAAATAATTTATCAGAATCTATTAATATTTCTGGGTCATCTAACCATAATTTATTTTTCATACAATTCATATTATTCTATATATACATATTAAAATAAAATTGATTAATATATTATATAAGAAACAATGTCTCAATTCATATTAAGTGTCGGACCTATGTTTTCACAAAAAACAACTAATTTAATTTCTGATTTAGAAAAATCTAAATATAAATTTAAAGATAACAAATATATTATTTTCAAAATTAATTTTGATAAAAGATATTCAATTAAGAGTGAAATTACAACTCATTCTGGATTGAATAAAAAATGTGTTATAATAAGTGATACTAAAGAAATATTGAAAAAATCAGAAAATTATAATTTAATAGGTATTGATGAAATACAATTTTTTGAAAATATAGATAAAATTATACAACTTTTATTAAATGAAGGCAAAACTATTTATGCAACTGGACTTTCAAGTGACAGTAACATGAATTCATTTCCAATAATGAACAAATTGTATTCATTAGCTACATCTGTTATTTTTAGACATGCAATATGTGTAAAATGTAAAAGCGAAGCATCTTATACTAAGAAAAAGATAGAAAACGATAAACTTATTGAAATAGGTGGTGATGAATTATATAATCCTGTGTGTTGGAAATGTTATTGGAATTAAAATATTATTAAAGATAATTATTTATTTTTTATATAAAATATGGATTCAGCCAAATTACATAAATATTGTATAACTTATGATAACTTTTTATTAACATCAAAGTTTAATTTATCAAATCTTGATGAAAAAATAAAAGAATTAAAAACTAAAATAATATTTGCATTAAAATCTGATAAAAATATAGATGAGAAATTAGTAAAAGGATATAATCAAACTTGTATTTTATCATATATATTGAATAAATCTGATAAAATTGAAAAACATAAAGATATGATTAAATATTTACAAAGTGGTAAAAGTTTATTATATTATTATAATGGACATGAAAAAAATGAAGATTTTTATGAATTTATGGAATATATAGTATCCAGACTTTCTTAAAAGTATGAATGTAATTGTTTATTTAATAAATATTTACAATAATCATCATATAATATTTTATTTTTTAATAAAATTTTATATTTATCATTTTTAAATCTATTTCTATATTTACACATTCTCCAAAATATACCCATATAACTGTAATCAGAAAATTCATCATGTTTATATGGTATTTCTTTATATTTTTCAATATATTTTAATAATTCTTGTATTTTTTTATTAATTGATATTTTATATCTATTATAATGTATTTTTGGTATAATAATTTTTATATTAGTATTTTTTTTAAATAAATTATCCTTTTTTACTTGAATAATTGATTTATTTTTCATTATATTTTTATTAATATATTTATTATATATAATTTTATTTTATTAAAAATTATAATTTATTTTTTTTTATATAATATATATTGTAAAAATATGAAATATATACATATAAATAAAAAGCATATTAGCATTATGGATTTATTATTTGAAAATTTAAATAAAAGAATTAAAAAAAATAAAAATATTGTTAATATAAAAAAAATAAAATAATTTATAATATTTTATTTTTATTTTATTTTTATTTTTTTTTATTTTTTTTCAATTAATATATACAGTCAAATAATAAAAATAAATTATGACAGGTGGTGGTTCTCAATTGACTCTCGTTGGAGTACAAGATAAATATTTACATTATAAAGCAGATCATTCATTCTTTGAATCTTCTCATGTAACATATGAAAACTTTGCTATTGAAAGTATGGAAATTACTGGTAATGGTACAGCAAATTTCGGTAGAACAGTAGATTTTACTATACCAGCAAATTCTGAACTTATTGCGGGTGCTGCAATGGAAGTTACTTTGCCAGCACTAACTGCACCAGCATTGAATACAGTTGCATGGATGCATTCAATTGGATTTTATTGCATGACTAAAGCTGAATTTAAAGCACAAGCACAGACTCTAGATACACAATATGCTGAATATATGGATATGTGGTCTAGATTGACAGTTCCAGCAAGTAAAAGAGCTGGTTACAATGATTTGATTGGTGAAATCAATCTTTGTACAACTTTTACTGATGGTGCTAATGTAAATCCTAATCAAGTACCAGGAGATGCTCTCCAATCCCTCGCTGCAACCAAAGCAGAAACTAAATTCCTTGTACCATTCCAATTTTGGTGGTGTGATGATTATACTCAAGCAATTCCTATTGGAATCCTACTTTATTCCACATTGAGAATTAGAGTATACTTTAGAGCAGTTGCATCTTGTTATATTGTAAGCGGAGGTGCGTTGGCAACTACTCCATCTCTAGTTGAAGTAAAACTATATATTGATTATGTGTTCCTTGATGATTTTGCTAGAAATAGATTGGCTCAAGAAGCATCATTCTATGTTATTACACAAGTTCAACATGATGGATCTACAGCTGTATCAGATTCTACTTATAATTACAAGATTCCTTATGTTATGCCAGTATTGCACCTAATGTGGGGTGTTCGTGAAGATGGAGCAACTGCAGCTAATGTTAGACGTTTTGATTGGTGGGATAGATTTGCCGGAAACGCAACAAATCTACCAGATAGATCAATGACTCAAGCTAGATTGAGAATTAATGCTCAAGATAGACTTGATGCAAGAGATGAACTATATTTCACACGTTATGTTCCTTATAAACATCATACTACGATTCCTACATCAAAAGGTATTTGGATGTATTCATTTGCATTGCAACCAGAGAATTCAGATGCATCTGGTGCTGCAAATCTTTCAAGATCAGAAAACAATAATTTGAATTTGACATTTAATACTGCTGGAGGTAATGGTATTGGTAATGTAAATGGTGAATTGTTTGTATTTGCTAGAAATTACAATTACATTTATATTGAGGCAGGATTCTTGACGCAACTTTATAATGCTTAATTGTAAGACCGCTGCGCAGCTTTTGCTGCTTGCCTTCTTACGATCTTGGATGTTGGAATAATTGAAAAATCATTATAAAAAAATTGAAAATATTAAAATAATATTTTCAATTATTTTTTTAAAATATAAATTGATTTTTTATTACTAAATATTAAAACCATAACACAATGATAACTTTTATATCTGGAAGCAAAGAATTACATGAAACTAACTCAACTATTTCTGAATCTGATTATAGAACAAATAAAATGGTA